ATGCCCTTAGATACATTGTGCCTATGGTTAGTGGGTAGGTATAGGTTAAGGTAGTGGGGAAGTGGTGAGGTAAGGTAGGGTAATTGTATTAAGGGGTGTATATGGGGTAGGTGGTATGGGAAGACTAAAATAAATTTGGAGCATTGCGTAACAATTCGTAACATTGCGTAACATTCCGTAACAATGCGTAACAATGAGTAAATTAGATAAAAATAGTGTTTGTGAATATTGCCAAAATGAAATGATTGCTTCTTATAGAAGTAAAAGGTTTTGTTCTGGGAAGTGTAGGGTTTATTTTGGTAGGGAAAATGTCAAGTTTAATGTACAGAAAACTGTACAAAAAGTCACAAATATTCAAAGAAATGTGACAGAACTTCCCGTTAATAAAGAATTGAATAAAGCAGATATGTGGAAATTAATGCGTGAAGGGAAGATATAATATCCGGTTGATGTGGAGATGCTTAGCATCCATTACTAACATCCCAAATGAACAAGGGCATAAAACACCCTCGTTATGGGTACGAGAGTAAAATCTCTCCCCGGATTAATTTTATGCGAAAGGTGCTTAAAATAAGTGCTTTGTGCAAAAAATCACATTATAGTAGGAAATGGTCTACAAAAAAGCTGTTTTAGTGGAAAATAATCTACAAAATCACATTATAATTGTACTAATAGTACTAATAATCAAATAAATTTAAACTTATGACATCAATAGAATGGTTATTTAATGAATTATGGGAAGTCCCAAAAGATAAACTTACATGGCATAGCATATTAAGTAAAGCCAAAGAAATGAAATCTTCCCAAGAAATATCAGATGAAGAAATAGAGAAGTTTGCAGATGAAGAACTTGGAACTATTAGAACTGATTTTGATTTTGGTGTTATTCAAGGAATGAAATGGTATAGAGAACAATTAAAAAAACTATAAATTGGCAGTAAAAAGAATTTGCTGTCATTTTATAGAGAACAATTAAAATTAAAGAAATGATACTCCAGTTAAACCCTATGATTCCAATATACAGAATGTCCGATAAAATGGAGGGGTATGCTTTTTTAGTTATTGATTATAGTCAGGAACATAATTTATTATTTACCTGTGCTATGAATGATGGGAAGATCTGGACTCTTAGCAATAAAGAAATTAGGTTTTGTAAAAATATATCATTAGATAGGATAATTGATAATACAGTATAGTGTAACGGTAACACTACAAATTTTGATTTTGTCATTCTAGGTTCGAATCCTAGTACTGTAACAAAAAAAGTATCTTATATAACACAAGTTGCACTTTGCGATGTGCAGTATATGACACTTTATGCATGGATAATGTAGCAAAATTCATGCATTATCGGATAAAAACCGATATAATGTTGTATATAATACACAAATTGCAACGTAATGTGTGCATTATACAACACTTTAACGAATGAAAGCTTATTTTTGAAATATAAAACATGAATTATGGAAAAATTGTATGATTTCACTTTGCACTACAACCACTTTACTGGGTTATGGAATGCAATCCCTAGAGATAAATATAATGAATATTGGAACAATAGGGAAGTCAAGGGAGTGATTAAGTCTAAAAACATTAATACTCTAATAGAGTTGATATCTAAGGGTGATGAATTTATAAAGTCAATTAAATGATAAGAGCTATTTGCATTGATGATTCTGGAAAACCAAAGGAAATACCAAGTGGGAAATGGTTAGTTAAGGCAGAGGTCTATCATGTAATTTATACTACGATGGTTCTTCCCCAAAAACAATTAGCATTCCATTTAGCTGAGATAGAGTTAACAGACAATGAATTGCCTTATGAGTATTTCTTAGCCTCTAGATTTGTATTTACACCAGAGGATCTAACTGAGTTAATCGAGTTAATAAAGGATTGTAATGAAACAGACTTTTCAATGGAGGAGCTCCTTGAACAAACAAAATTAATAGCAAATAGTTAATATGTTGGCAAAAGTATTCATATACTTAGGCATTATGCTTTGGTATATAATTGGTCGTTTATTTGGGAAATATAAAAAATGACAAAACAAATCCTAATCAAGTTTCGATTCTACCATTTTAAGTTTAGCTCTATAATCTATTAGAAGCTGTTTTAGTTCTTCCCTGCTATATTTATAAACCTCTCTACTTTCTTCTTTTAACTGTGCGGTTATTCCGGGTTGTTCAATTTCCAATATCTTAGTATACTCATCCATATTGCCATGAAGATTGCAATTGCAGTTTATACATTGTGATCTTGCATTTCTAGAATCCCATCTAAGTAATGTTTCTGATCTCTTTATATAATGACCACACTGTAGATATTTCCATTGTTCTTTCTTACCACAGGTATAACACTCTCCAATTCCTTTACTATTAGACTCTCTTATTCTTATGTAACGGGAAAATGTAAAATCTAAATCGTGAATTAACGATTGTCTTTCTGCAACACCATCATCACAAATCAATCCTTTTATTTTACTTTTTAAATCAGCTCTTTCTATTTGCTGCTTACGTTTAGCATTATTACGACAATCTAGGCAGTACAACGATTTCCCAACTTTAACGCAGTTTGTATTTTTTTCTCCGCACTCTACGCAATCTCCAAATTTACTTCTAGGTATGATACTCATTTGTATGTTTTTTTTTTACAAAGATAAATAATTTTTACAAAATAATTTAAAATATATTTGGAAGTTAATAAAATTAAATATTACTTTGCTAAAAAATATATAAGATGACAAGTTACGAAATGTTTAAAAAAGAAAAAGAAGACATCAAGAAGAAATTATCTACCGTAGTTTTGCAAGAAGGGCAAGAGACTAGTCTTTGCTGGCAGGTAGCAACAGCCTTAAAGATAAGTGGTACAACCGTTAATAACTATTTAAGGGGAAATGTATCTGATGGTTTTATGGCTGAGGCTATTTATCGTGAATTCAAGAAATTAAAATGTATAAAATAAAATAAAAATGAACAAATGGCATCCAGACGAAGGAATTGAAGACCCTTCTGAAATGGCAGAATGCGATAGTAGTATTACAGAAACGCAATTATAATTTATGGAGTTTTATTTAATGGAAAATGCAATTGGAGCTACTAGTAGAAAGGTATATGCCTTGCAAGGAGAAAAAGTAAAGTCAATTGCAGACCATGACAATTGTCTGATCGTAGAATCGGAACGGGGAATCCGTTTCGGTATTAGAAAGACTTTACTGTCTAAAGATTTTGTTCCCAAGGAAGTAATTATTGATCAAACTAAAAATAAGAAAAATGGAAAGAAATAAACTAGATGACATTGTAGAATATTGGGGAAGTCTTGACCCTAATGTAGAGATATTAAAAGCTGATGGGTATGATGATTGTGTATTAGGATATGACTACTCTTGGGATGGTGTAATTAGGTTAATTTATTCAGTAGATGCAATCATTAAAAAGCTAATTAATGAAGATGAAATGACTGAAGAAGATGCCATAGAGCATTTTGAATATAATATGAGGGGAGGATATGTAGGAGAACAGACACCTATCTGGTGTCAGGATGATTTTTAATACTAAAACTAAAACCACAAATATGAAACCAAAAAACGACTGGGCTAAGTGCCTTTACATCCTCAAGCACTCTAATCAAAACTTAACAAGTATGGCTAATGTGCTTATAGATTGGGATGCTACATTTTACAAATTCCAAGCTAGATTATCTGAAATTGAGAAAGAGCATTCAAGCTTAGTAATTGAAAGAAAAAACATCCCTTATTTGTCTAAATTGACGGGGAAATCAAAGCACTATACTCAATATATGTGTACTTCTAGTATGGGCATTTTAGATGATTTATACGAAAGAATAAACGAATTTGGACTATCTGGAAAAAATTAAAATCAGAAATAAAAAACAATAATTCACTTTATGGCATTTATAAAAATAGATAGAGATATCTTAAACAGTTACTGCTTTTCTAACCCAAATCATTTGAAAATATGGATATGGATGCTGCTTAAAGCTAACTTTAAAAAGAACTTTATTCCTATTAATACAGGGAAGGGAACTGCTACAATTGAGGTCAAAAGAGGGCAGTTTATTTTTGGTAGATTAAAGGCTGAAGAGGAACTCAGTATAGATAAATATGTAATATATAGAGCATTGAAGAAATTTGAGGAATTAGGGCAAATTAAGGTAGAATCGCACAACCAATATTCCCTTGTAACTATCTGTAAATATGATAGTTATCAAAGCAAAAATGAGAAGAGTGCACAACCAATGCACAACCAACGCACAACCAATGCACAACCAATGCACAACGAACGCACAACGAATGCACAACGAATGCACACAACTAAAGAAGGTAAAGAAGGTAAAGAAGGTAAAGAAGTATTTTTAGGAAAAATTGAAAATTTGCCAAATGAAATAGAAAATTCAATTAAAACAAAATTGAATATAACAAAAGGCATAATTTTAAAAGATGGCGATGTTCAGAATCTTTGGGATTGTTTTAAATCCGAAAACAAGGATGTCAAAAAATACGAAAATGAAAACGAGGCATACAAACATTTTTCAAACTGGATCAATCTTCAAGATTTCAAAAAATCAAATTTGATCAAGGGCGGACAATTTGAAAAGATTACCGGAATAAAATTTTCTGATGACAAAACTGAAGTTTATTTTTCTGATGGCACTTCCCAGAAGTTAGGAGAAAGCCAATTATCTTTGATCAACGCAAACATGACAAACCCTAGTCAGATCGTTAAGGGGCTAATTTACTAATCACAAAAAACCAAAATATGTATTACGAAAAACTATCGGCTTTAGGGATAAGGCTACGAAGAAGAAGTGGAACTGAGAAGACCACATGCCCACAGTGCTCTGAAAGCAGAAGAAACAAAAAAGATCCATGCTTATCGGTGAACATCACAGAGGGAGTTTACAACTGCCACAACTGCTCTTGGAAGGGGAACGTGAAGAATTTTGACAGAAAGGATTCCAAGAAGGTTTTCCAAAAGCCTGAACAGTCGATGTTGAAGCATGTAGATCTTTCAGAAAAAATTGTAGATTTTTTTGACAAGAGGGGAATTTCTAAGAAAACTTTAGATAAATTTTTGATTCATGGGAAGGAGGAGTTTATGCCTCAAACCCAAGCCAAGAGCAACTGCATCGTCTTCCCGTATTTGAGAGATGGAGAGATTATCAATGCGAAGTTTAGGGATCACAAAAAGAACTTTAGGCTAGTGAAGGATGCTGAACTTATTTTCTTTGGAATGCAGACCTTGAAGGGAAGACACTGTGCAATCATAACCGAAGGCGAGATAGATGCCCTATCGGTTTACGAGGCTGGGTTTGGAAACGATTACGATGCTGTTGCTGACAAGGATGGGGAAGTCGTGGAGCATGAGTTAGGCAGATGGGCTGTGTTGTCAGTTCCCAACGGAGCAAGCAAGGGAAGTCAGCGAATGGAGTACCTTGACAACTGCTCTGATTGGCTTTCTGAATTTGATGAATTTATCATCGCAGTCGATAGCGATGAGGCAGGATCTTTCTTGAAGGAAGAATTGGTCAGAAGATTAGGAACTGAGAAGTGCAGGATCGTATCTTACCCAACGGATGCCTCTGTAAGCGATTCTAATGGGGGTAGAAGGGCTTGTAAAGATTTAAATGAGGTATTAGTCCACTTCGGAAAAGAAGCCGTTAAAACGTCTCTAATGAGTTCGGAATTAATGCCGGTTGATGGAGTCTATTATCTTGATGATGTCTTCCCTAAAATGTTAAACTCGTTTAGGAGAGGTGCACAACTTGCCCCAACATCAAGATTTGGAAGCTTTGATGATTACTTTAGATGGAAGAAGGGAGACATAAATGTCATAATCGGATATGCTAATGCAGGAAAGACAATGTTTTGGTTGCAAATGATGCTAACAAAAAGCATTTATGACGGATGGAAGTGGGCGGTATTTTCCCCAGAAAATTATCCTGCAAATGATTTTTATGATGATTTGGTTGAGATGTATGTAGGGAAATGGATAAGTCAGATGACCGAAGATGAGTATATTAATGCTTGCTTGTTTTTAGATTTGCATTTCTTCTATGTTTACCCAGAGCATGAGCATGACCTTGAATCTATTCATGATAAGTTTAGACATTTGATATTGAAAAAAGGTGTAGATGGTGTGATGGTTGATCCTTTTAATCAGCTTGATAAAAATCAAAAGGCATACGAAAGAGATGACCAATACATTAGCAATACGCTTAAGGATGTCAAGAGGTTTGCACTCTTAAATGCTGTATCTTACAACATAATTATGCATCCAAAAAGTCCACAATACAATCAGGACAAGTCATTGCCAGTCGTTGATATGTATGACATTGCAGGTGGAGCTATGACAGGTAATAAGGCAGATCAAATTATTTCTTACTATAGACCAAATTATCACTTAGATAAGAATGATACATCTGTTCAAGTATTTATACAAAAAGTAAAAAGAAAGAGAACTGGTGGTCAATTGGGAAGTTTTAACATGAGGCTGAATTGGAATACAAAAAGATACTGTGATGATTTTGATAATTATTATTGCGATCCGGTAAGAGCTGAAAAAGTAATGTTTAGCGAATCTAAGGGACTACTTCCCGATAACGTAAAAAACTCACAAATAAATTTTTAATATTAACCAATTATGTCTAAAGAAAGATTTACAGATAATACTTACAGCGTAGCTAAAGGATTAACACATATTCATATAGCTAAACAATATTTTGAAGATGTTAAGACAGAAGCTAGTTTGGATGTTAAAATGATATTCAATCAATACATTCAAAAGTGTGAATGGATTCTAGCTAATTTAAAAGACAGGCTTTCTGAAGAAAACAGAATGGTCTTAAATCAAGAGTTAGAAAACTCATTAACTGTAGATGCTATAGCTGATAAAGTTATCTTATTAGATAACCAAAAGAAAGATTTTGTAGAGTCAGTAATAGACAGGCTTATTAATGGCGAAGAAATAATTATTGTTGACGAAGAAAAATAAAAAAAATATGCTAAACGATATAAGTTACGAAGAATATTTAATTAAGTATAATAAGTTTCCTAAAACTAAATACTTATTATTAACAAATAATACTGCTTCTTATTCATTTGTGACTACATCTAAAAGTGAAGAAGAGGCTATTATTGAATTAAAGAAAATAGCTGGATCTAGAAAATACATGAATGATATGTATTATAAAATATATTCTGAAAGGGATGGCGAAAAAAAATTATTAGCAAAGGGAAAGGTGTAAAATTAAAAAAGCCCTCTAAAGAGAGAGCTTTTTTAATAAAAAACAATAAACTAAGGTGCAACTAAAGGTGCATTAGCTGCACTAACTAAGCTTGATAATGTTGATGATGTGTAATAGATCTGTTGAATTGGTGATGGTGCATTTGGTAATACATACAATGCAGTTACACAAGCAGTACCAGCATAAACTGTGCTTGGTATAGTTTGTAAATAAAAGCCATTTGTAGGGAATGCCATAACAACCCCAGCTTTGAAATCATTTTGATTTGAACCGTAAACTGTTACAGAAATTAAATTTGCCATTTTTTTTGTTTTTTTTAGCTAAAAATAAATTAACAACGTAAAAATAATGTATTTTTAAATACAAAATATAATTTAAAATAAAATCACTAATTTATATTTGTTAATAAGTAATGTATTTTTTGTAATTTTAATCATTTAATATAATCATTATGGAACTAAAGCATGTAGAAAAAAGAATTGTAATTAAAGCTGACAAGGATGGTAAAAATTGGCATACTTTTGCTGATGGTAAGAAGATAAGACTGGAAAGGGAATATGAAAATCTTGACAGGAAGCATACAAGTCAGGTATTAGGAGAGGTAATAAGTGGATCTAATGTTCCTGCAGGTGCAATGATATTATTTCATCATAATGCAATACATCCAGTAAATCAAATTATCAATCATTCTCAATTAAACGGGGAAGAGATAGCATCCGGTGTTGAGATTTTTTCTTTTAGAGAAGATGAATGTTATTTGTGGAAGATGCCTAAAGAAAAAGAATGGAAGCCATTAAAAGGATTTGCTACAGCTTTAAGAGTATTTCAGCCTTATAATGGAGAAATGGAAGGTATTTTGCCTACTAAATTAAAAGATGTTTTGTATATTACAAGCGGTGAATTAAAAGGAAAAGTTTGTCATTGTTTAAAAGCATCTGATATGTCTTTGATATTTAATAATGATGAAGGAGTAGAAGAGATTATAATAAGGGTTAGGCATTTTGAAGGGACTGAATTAAATGAAAGGGAAGAAATAATTGCAATTGATTTAGATTTAACTAAAAAAGTTAAAAATGGGGAATTGCATGTAGGAATAACATCTAAAGATTGTAAAAAAATAAATTAATAAAAATGAATGACAAGAAAAAAGTAATGGCAGCTGCTGTTGTAGGATCTAAAGTACCTCAAGTAAAACCAGAAATGCCAGAATCTGTAAAAGTAATGATGACTCAAAAAATGGACTTCCCTCCATCAAAAAAAATGAAATTATCTATTAAGAAGAAAAAGTAATTTTTAAATACTAAATTAGCATATGCTTAAAACTAATAAAAATGGTTACATATGAATATGCTATGTTTGATATTTTTGATAATGTAGTCTTTAAATATAAATTAGAATGCCTTATCATAGAATGGGAAGAGGATGATTTTGAGTGTTTATTTTTTAATCTAAACTAAAAATATGGCTGAAGAAAACTTAACAAGAAAAATAGAAAAACTTGAAACACTTGTAAAGAAATACGAAGAAAATGGAATAGCTAAATTGTATTATTCCTTAAATCGTAAATCATGGGAAATGGCTGACCTTATGAACAGTATCAATCTAAAAGATTTAGATATAGATGCAGCTCAATCAAAAACATTCGATAGATTAAAAGTAATCTGGCAAGATGCTTCAGATATCGCAACGGCTGTAAAAGCTTTAGGCGAATCAGCAGGCATTACTGGTGATGAAAAAAAGGATGTTTCAAAGAGAGGGTCATTTCTTGATAAAGTTGTTGAATAATGGGAGAAAAAATAATAATATACAATACGACAATTGAATTGCCTGATGTTCCCTCGCATGAGGAAATTGAAGATTGGGGAATGCCTAAAGAGGAGCAATATTGGAGAAAAAAACCATTGCCTGCTATATTTAAGATTTTAAATAAAGATGCAGATGGAAATATAGAGCTTACTAAGGATCAAGAAGATTATGCTTCAAAAGAATTCCATAAAATAAAAAATGGTTTTTGGTTTTATAATAATGGAGTGCCTACTTATATAACAGGCAGGAACTATTATTATTTGCAGTATTGGACACTTGAGAATAGAAAGTCTCCAGAGTATAGGGAAACAAGTAGAAATTATTATTTGTATTTAGAGCATTGGTATAATGTATATTGGTGTCTTGGTGTTATCCGGGGAAAATCTCGTAGAAGTGGAGCTTCTTCTGAAGCCTCTTCAAATATAACAGGGCATGTTACTACTAATAAAAATGCAAGAGGTGGTCACGTTTCTAAAACAAGTTCGGATGCTCGTAAGATGTTTATCTATCGTATGCAATTCGGTTTCCGACATCTTCCCTTCTTCCTTCAACCTACATTAGCAAATGATAAGGATAGTAAAACAGAATTAGTATTTAATGTTCCATTAGCTAAATCAAAGAAAACAAAAAAGGCTCAGTTAATTGATGAAGTAGAAGGGCTTAATTCAATATTGGATTATCAGCCAACTGCAACAAACTCTTATGACTCTGAACGTCTTACTTGGTTCTTTGGGGATGAGGGAGGTAAATATCCGGCAGATGTTCCCTTCAGTCAATTCGTGTCAATTATATTAGAGACACTTGTAGAAGGTGCTGAAAAAGTTGGATTCTGTGAATTACCATCAACAGTAAATGAACTTACTAAAAAGGGTGGAGCTGAATTTAAAAAAGTATGGGATGATGCTACATGGGTTAAGTCTGATAATGAAGATGATGAATTACTAGATGGAGATGAAGAATCTACAGCAAATAGATTAGTTAGATATTATTGCCCTGCGTATGATGGATTAGCTGGGTTTATAGGTAAGTATGGAGAGTCAATTATAGATCCTCCCACAGAAGAACAATCAAAGTATCTAATAGATAAGTATGGCGAAAAGAAATATGCAGGACAGCTTAAGTTAGGTGCTAAAGCATACTTAGAAAAAAGAAGAAGCAAATTAAAAGGATCTGCATTAGAAGAAGAGATAAGAAAGTATTCATTTAATGAATTAGAAATGTTCATGTCTGCTAATACAGAATGCGTTTTTAATGTTTTCAATATAACACAAAGAGAAGAAAGTCTTAAGGAAAATAGGATATATAAACGTAGTGTTATTTTCTTTAGGGATATGAATCAAAAAGTTCGATGGCGAGATGTTACAGATAATGAAAAATCATTTCATTGGAAAATAACTTGGTTTCCTCCTGATGAAGAAAGTAATAAATATATTACCGATGGGAGGATTAGAAAGCCTAGTAGGACTCATGATGGTGCTATAACTGTAGATAGTTATAGTAACTCTCAAGGGGGCAGAAAGTATGGCTCTAAAGCTTCTGCTTGGATTGGAAGAAAGTTTGATGTTAATGATCCTAATAATACAGGGAAGGCTATTGGTCATTTATATGGAAGACCTTCTGTTAAAGATATTTTACATGAACAGGTAATGTTAGCTTCTGAGTATTATGGATATTTAGTTTGGTATGAGCATACTGCCGATGATTATGAAGGATATTTTAGGGAAAGGGGAAAGGGTGGTTATTTAGGAAAATACCCATTATCGTTAATAGATCCAAATAAAAGGAATAGTGCAGAAAGACATAAGGGTACACCAATAACTCCATTTAGTTTAACAAGGCAATTGGATAATGGTATTGCTTATTTTGAGTATCATTGTGATTCAATAGATTTTGAGGAAGTATTGTCAACTGCTAAATTATTTGATCCGTATGATCGTACAGCATATGACTGTATAGTTTCATTTTTAATGTTAATATCTGTATTAATGGAAGTATCTCCCCCCGAAAGAAAAAGGAGTGAATCTTTAATAAAGGTATATGATAATACAAATTCATCTGTATCGTATTGAAAAAAAATATAAAAAAAATTTGTTTTTTAAAATTAATGCTATATTTGATTTCTATATTCTGCTTTATTTTAACGAAAAATATAATTAATTGTCAGACGGATCAGAAATATTAAAAGAGTTTCAGCTTACACAAGATGGAATTTCTAAAAAGTCGGATGAGTCTTATGGACTATCTCTAGCTAAGTATATTGCATCTACTGTAAATAGTGGTGTAGGAAGCTATTATTTCAATAGGAATGCGAGATACAGACAAAACAGGAATGCTGCTAACGGAAGAATTAGAATGCAAAAATTCATGGATTTGCTTGAGTTAAATGGTAAGCAAAACTATGTTAATATCAATTGGCAATCTATAAGAATCGTTAACAGGATTGTTGCAGGCTTAGTTGGAAGATGGATGTCTAAAAGTGAAAAGATTTCTGTAAAAGCTACAGATTCTTTATCAGTTAAAGAAAAAAATGATCAATACAAAGAATTAGAATTCTTAATGAAAAATAATGCTTTAGTTGAAAATCTAGAGCAAGCTTCAGGTGTTAAATTGAAACCAGAAGATATCAAAATACCTGCAGATAAAGAAGAATTAGATTTATGGGTTAGTCAATTTCAAAGACTTCCCGAAGAGATAAAATATGAAATGGGATGCAACCAAGCGTTAGAAGCAAATGGTTGGTTTGATGTATTGAAAGAAAAGATGTTACATGATAGTGCAGAGGTTGGATTTGTGGGAACATATACATGGATGGATGAGCAAGGGGTTATTCATATTGATTGGGTTAAGCCAGAAAATGCATTTTACTCATACTCTGAATATAATGACTTTAGGGACACTACATGGAGAGGTCAAGTAAAAGCAATGAAGATAAGTGAACTTCGTAGAAAGTATGGTCAAGAGTTTGGAGGGAAATTAACAGAAAGACAATTATATGATTTAGCATCTACTGCAAAAGAATTTCAATTAGCTGATAAGATATCTTGGATTGATCAATGGACTAGTACTTATGCTAGACCTTATGATGAATTTAATATAGATGTATTTGAGTTTGAATTGAAAACGGTAGATAGTGAAGCTTATACTATAGTTACAACTAAAAAGAATAAAAGTACTTTATTAAAGAAGGGAATTCCTACTAAGAAGGATGAAAGTGATAGCGTAATAGAAGATACTAAATGGAATATATATCGTGGGGTTTATGCTAAAAATCAAGATTATTTACTTGAGTGGGGCATAAAAACAAATATGATTCGCCCACAAGACCCTAAAGAAATAGGTAATGCTGAATTTTCTTATAGTTTCTTTATGTATCAGAATTACGAGATGCGTAATTTGGCGATACCTGAGAAAATAGAAGAGCCGACAGATCAAATGATTTTAGCAAGGTTAAAGATGCAACAGCTTGTTGCAAAGATGAGACCTACTGGAGCAAAATATAATATTGATGCTTTACAAGAAATAGATTTAGGATTGGCTGGTGGAGTATCTTCCCCTTCTGAAATACAAAAAATATATGACCAAACAGGTAACTTATATTTTAGGGGAAGAGATGCTGAAGGAAACCCTATTCCTGTTCCAATGGAAGAGCTTTCTAATAGTGGATTTTTAGGACAAATGCAAGGATTGATTTCCCTGTATCAATTCCATTACCAAGTATTAAAAGATGAATTAGGGGAAGACCCAAACTTGATAGCACAGGCATTACAACCAAGAGTAACATCTAGTAACGTAAATACTGCACAAGATGCAGCTAACAATGCTACAGGATATATGTACGATGCTTACAAATGGGTTATCGCAGATACAGCTAAAAAAGTATGTTGTCTGTTAAAAGACAGCGTTACTTACGGAAGTAAAGTGTATCGTGAAATATTAAAAGAAGAAGATGTCGCAGGAAGAATGTTTAGTACTACTATACAACTACTTCCCGATGAAATTGAAATAGCAAAGTTTGAAGCATTAATGAATCAAGCAATAGGGAGCAATCCTCAATTAATAATGTACATAGATCCATTCCAATTGATGCGTGTTGCAAGAGAAGATGCTAAATTGGCTGAGACTTTATTTAGACAAGGACAAAAGAAAATGATAGCTTCCCAACAAGAGCAAGCAGCACAGCAAAGCCAAATGAATGCTCAAGTACAAATGCAATCATCTCAAGCTGCAGAGCAAGAGAAAAGAGCTACTATGCAATTAGAAGTAGAAAGCAAAGGACAAATAGAGTCAATGCTTAGTAAAGAAAGGCAAAAAGAAACTATCCTTAATGGTATATTTTCTATTTACGCTAAAGGATTACAAATACCTGCTGAATTAAAGTCTTTAGAAACTGAAATATTGCAAAATGTAGCGTTACCTTTGTTTGCAGAGAATATGGGTAATGTTCAATCAATGGCTCAGTCTGCTCAAGAAGGATCTCCTGAAGAACAAGGTATGGAGCAGGGACAAGAGATGCCACAGGAAGGGATGGATCAAGAACAACAAGTTCCCGGACAAGAACAACAAATGATGCAACAATAAAAAAATAAAATGCCAACATCAATAAGTAATTTATTATTAAATGCAAAATTAGAAAAAGACAAACAAGAAAGTCTTCCTGCTAATAATGAATCATTTAAAAATGTTGATGCTAAAAAATTCGAAACTAAATTATCTCCAGAAGACGAAAAAAAGTTTCAATTATGGTTAGATAAAAATCATAAAGAAGGGAAGATAGGAAAAGAAGATTATGATCATTATAAAGAAAAAGGATATGGATATGATTATGATTTTAGGGCTGCATTTAAAAATAAAGCATCAGGAGGTATAGATCCTGTAGATAAACAATTTCATTGGAATGATTATGGTAAAAAACCAAATCATGAAAGTTTTAGTAATGAAAGTATGTATTATTCTAAAGTAGCAGAACCGGGAGTTGGAGGATATTGGGGTGGTAATGAAGAACAAGGTTATATAAAAAATCCTAAAATAGGTGCTCCAGTTCCCCCTACAAAAGAATCTTTAGTAAAATTAAAAATAAAAAAACAATAAAATGCCATACAAAAGCTTAGCTCAAGAAAAGTATTTTAATGTTCATAAAAAAGAACTTGAATCTCAAGGAGTAAATGTAGAGGAATGGAATAAAGAATCTAAAGGGATGAAACTTCCCAAAAAAGTAAAATTAAAAGTAAAAAAGAACAAGAAATGAAAGAAATGATTAAAAGAGAAGACGGATCTTATTCTAAGAGAGGTCTTTGGGATAATATCAGAGCTAATATAGGTTCTGGTAAAAACCCAACTAAAGAAATGTTGAAGCAAGAGAAAAAAATTAAATTAAAAATAAAAAAGAAATAAAATGATAGCACAGTACTTAGACGTATCAGCAAATTTCGTATCTGGAGGAACAGGTACAGCAGTAGTTGAACTTAGTAATTATGATTATTGCATAGTTCAATTTGTAACACTTTCTGGAGCAACTGCTTCATTTAAGACAACCATTGATAGCGGTGCAGTTCAAGGAACTACAGATGGTAATGCTACTTTAGCTAATAATTACCTTGATGTTTATGGTGTAGATTTGTCTAGTAGTACAAATGCACTTGTTAAAAGCTTAGCTAGTGGAAGTGGTATTATTAGATTCCCTGTTGTAGGTAGATATCTTAAGATTGGTGGGACAGGTTGTCTTGCTACAAAAGTATTAGTAATGTTAACTAAAATAGGATAATGACATGGCAACTTTATTGAAATTAAGCAAAGAAAAAGAAATGGAAAAGTCTACAATGACCCCTGCAGAAATTAGAAATAAATTATTTTATTTTCATCAAGCAGCTCATGTATTTCATCAGGATACTACTGACGGATGGGAACACGATGCATTGGGTAAGCTTTATACCGAGTTGATAGAGTTTAAAGATGACATCCCTGAAAAGATAATGGGATATATGGAAGGTAAAAGAATCTCTGGATTTAAGTCAGAAGAAGTTCCTTCATATACGCAAGGATGTGCAATGAAGTTAGCTAAAGATATAATGGAGTTTGCTAAGAAATTAGAAGAATGGGCTGAGGAAAAAGAATACTGTGATATCGAGAATATAGCTCAGGCATTAAGTGGATTAGGAGCTAAGACAACGTATCGTTTAACTTTAAAATAAAATAAAATTATGAGTGAGCAATTAGAAAATCAAGATGCAGTTGAAACTACACAAGCTAGTGTAGCCAACCCTTTCGCTGATGAAAGTTGGGCAGAACTTCCCGTAAATGCAGAAGATGAAACACCGCAAACAACAGCAGAAGAAACTGTTGTAAATAATGAATCAGATGAATCATCAGATGAAGAAATCGTAGATGCTAATGAATACTTAAAAAGAACATTAGGATTTGATGATTGGGATGTTGCAAAATCTGAAATAGAAAAATTAAGAACAGAAAAGACTTCTACAAAGTATGAGAATGAAGTTAGTGAAAAGATTCATAAGGCTTTGTCAGAGGGAAAACATGATGATGTTTATTCTTATCTTGAGAAGCAAACTAAGCTTAATAAATTATTATCTTCAGATGTTGATGATAAGACTGCTGAACAAATAGTAAAGCTAAGTATGCAGTCTAAATATTCAGACCTTAGTGAAGATGAAATTAATTATAAATTTAAAAAACAATTCTCTATCCCTAAAGAGCCAGAGCAATCATACGATGAGACTGATGAAGAATTTGAGCAAAAGCATAAAGATTGGGAAGAGAAGGTAAAGGATGTAAAAATGGAGTTGTTGATAGAAGCTAAGACTTCTAAGCCTCAACTTGAAAAATTAAAATCAGAATTAAAATTACCTGAAATATCTCAAGATGCTCAACAAGCTAAACAATTGACACCAGAGGAATTGGAGTCTACCAAAAAGTATGTTGATAGTTACTTGAAATCGGTTGAATCATCTGTTAATTCTTTTGATGGATTTACTGTTGACTATAAAGACGAAGATGTCTCTTTGAAGTCGGCATATCTTCCCTCTCAAGAAGAAAAAAGCTTTGTAGCTAATCAATTAAAAACATTTGCAGAAAATGATTTTAATGCAAACGTAATCTTTGCCGAAAGATGGGTAAATGAAGACGGAACATTAAATACTTCAAAAATGACTAAAGATTTATCTTTGTTATATAGTGAAGAAAAAATAATGCAAAAGTTAGTTAATGAAGGTGTTACTAAGAGACTAGCAGAATATCGCAAGTCTACAAGCAATATAAAAGTAGGTGGTCAATCAAAGGGAACTTTTGAGCCAAAGGATAATAGTAAAAACGGAATGGCTGAATTTTTCTTTGGACAATAAACAAATATCGTAAACAAATTAAATTTTAAACAATGGCAGGGATTCCTACATCAAACATACTCAAACCGGGTGCGATTAGCGTAGCAGGTGGAGTAACAAGAGCCTTAATATCTGATCTTCAGTTATTAACTCCTCAATATTATAACAAATACGTTGAAAAATACGGTAGTGAAGAATTCTTCATGTGGTTAGCTACTTATGGCGGCATGGAAGAAGTAAACAACAGAGAATTTTTCTGGTTCGAGAACAGAGGTAAATTAATGATAGCTGTTAGCAATAAAACTGCAGTAACTGGTATATCTACACCCGGACAATCTATCACTGTTCAAATTGCTGCTGCTGATATTTTCGCACAGAATGGATCAACAAATCAAAGTCCACTTCGTGTAGGTGAAACAGTTCGTATCGCTTCTACAAACGTAGAAGGTTACATTTCTGCAGTAACTACAACAACTCTTACTAATGATACTGCTACTATTTTGCCAAAGCAAACAGCTCAAAAATTAGTTTCTGCTGGTCAAGCTTCAACATTGCTTGCTGGTGAGGTTCTAATCTTTGGTGGTAACACAGACGTTGGAGAAGCTTCTAGCTCTATCGAGCCTTTAATCCATTTGGATAAGAAGTATATAAACCAAATTACAGAAATGAGAGAGTCTTGGTCTGCTACAGATCTTGCTGAAATGGCTGAAGTTTTCTATAGTTCAGGTGTATCTGGTACTGAAGCTGCCGGTGGCGGACAGGCTGGTACTAGCTTCTTTACTTTAAAAGGTCTTAAGAAAGCTAACACTCGTTACTTAAATAACATCGAGTCTAAATTAATGCGTGGAGATCTTCAAGATAACACTTCTATAAGTGGATCTAAAGGTACTCAAGGATTTATTCCTAAGATTCAAGCTGATGGAGAAACTGTAAGTTACACTCCGGGTACTTTGGATATTGCAAAATTGCATGAAATCACTCGTATCATGGATGTTAATGGTTGTGCTAAAGATAATCTTTGGTTACAAGACATCTACCAACGTCAGAATTTCTCTGATGGTATATTCAAAGAGTTCCCAGCAGGAGCATGGGTATGGGGTTCAAACGAAAAGTCTGAAGAAGCTAATATCAATTACGGTGTACAAAGCATCATGATCGATGGTTACAGATTCGGAGTTAAGAAGTACTCTCAATTTAACACTGAGGTTACAACTGGTTTAACACCAACTACTGATGCATTCCGTAACTACGGTATCATCTGCCCTCAAGGTTCAACTCGTGATGCAAAAGATTCTACTAAAGAATACAAAAACATCCAAGTTATGTACCAAGCTCCAGTTAAAGGCGGAACTATTGGTAACGGAATCAGAGTATGGCAATGGGGTGGTGGTTCAATGAACCCTACTGACGGAACTATGCGTGATCACGTTGAAATGATTGCATATAGAGGCTTAAGAGTTGCTGCTGCTAATCAGTTCATTCAAGTACAATCTGCATAATCTGTTGATTATTCAAATTTATGGGGGAAGACTTAGTTCTTCCCCTATTTTAAAAAAAGCTCCGAGATGGAGTTTGGAAATATTTCCAGTAAAATAAAATAAAAACTTAAAAAAATGGCAAAGTTAAAAGACGTTCAAGTTTCTATGGATACATATCAAGATCCATTAGAACAAAACGATGTAGCTCAAGAGATAGCTAATATCGCTATACAAGGATCTACTCAGCTTCAAGATGAATATATTATCTATAAGTTGGTAGACACGAAAAGAAAGGGAAGACTTTATATAGATGGGATTGATGATGATATCTTAAATCCTAAAACTAAGAATAGAGAAAGGATTTGGTTATTATCGGGAACATCTAGCATTTGGTCAACAGAATTAATTGAACAATTAAAAGATAAAGATTTCGTAAGAAATAATAGACGTTCTTTGCAATTTGAATCTGGAATATTAAGAGTTCCAAAATGGGATGAAAGAATGTTGGAATTTATAAAAAATTGCCGACATTTGATAGATAATCCAAATAGAAGAACAGGCAGTAAGTTTGAATTCTTTGAGTACAATCCTGCTAAACAACAGGCTGAAGCTCTTAAGAAAGAATTGCTTGAAATTGATATGGCTATAGCTGCGAGAGAAATGCCAATGATTAAGGCTCGTAAGTTAGCTAGCTTCTTTGGAATAGTGTTCTTTGATGAATTAGGTCAGCCTAAGTCTGATGATGGAATAAAAAGGGAATTAATGCTATTTGCAAAGAGAGACCCTAAGAAATTCCAAGAGAATTTAGAATCTAAAGAAGTAGAGGTTGCGTTCTTAGTTAAGAAAGCGATAATCGAATCTAAGATTGACATAGGTGGACAAAACGGAAATGTTTCATGGTCAGCTGGAGGTTTTATTGCAAAAGTTCCTGCATCTAGAAGAAATGAGATGCATAAGTATCTAGTAGAATTAGCAATGACTAATAGCGATGAAGGCATGATGTTTTTAGAACAATTAAATAGTAAAATAAAATAACAAATAAAGATGAACATAAATGACGTTTATACATTAGTGCAGTATATTACAAATAAAAATCAGCAGGGGTATGTTACTCCTTCCCAATTTAATACTGTAATCAATCAAGCACAAAAGTCTTATGTTTCATATTTACTTGGAAGTTTTCAATCATATACACCCGGGAGACCAGTCGCTAGAGTGGAATTTGGGCAAAACTCCGTAATCAGACAAAGGTTATCACCAATAATAGTAAAGGTGACTAATACTATTGATGTTACGGGGTTTTCCCCTTACCCATCTAATTATTTACAAACAGATGCTATTATGACTACAGCATTTGAAAGAGTAAGGTTTGTACAACAGGATAGTTTATATTCTTATTATAACAGTGCTATAGACCCCGTAGGATCTAATCCTATTTATTTATTAGAGCCTACTGGATTTAGATTTTATCCTATTACTTTGGGAACTGCTATTGTAAGTTATGTTAAGAATCCTACAGACATGAGTTGGGCTTATAAAAAAGATAGCAATAGTAGACCTGTTTATACAACAGGAATACAAGGAGCTAATGTTATTACTGGGGGAAGTGGATATTCTTCTGCTACTGTTACTTTCTCAGCTCCTCCAAGTGGAGGCATACAAGCTACAGGTACAGTTACTATATCAGGTGGTGTTGTTACTGCAATAGTAATGACTAATAATGGTACTGGATATAATAATACTACACCAACTATGACCTTCGCAGGTGTAGGGGGAACTGGTGCTACTTTTAGTAGTCCAATTGTTTCAACAGACCCTATTTGGGATATTGCAACAATTTTTGACATAATTCAGCGTGCATTATCAATAATTGGTGTAAATTTACAATCACAAGCTATATCTCAATTTGCAGAACAAATAAAAAGAGAGGGGCAATAAATAAAAAACAAATAAAAATAAATATTTTAAAATGGCAAATCAAATACAAGCTACAGTTTATCAGATAGACGGAAATCCACAAAAGACCCCTATCTCTCTATCTTTCCTGACTAGTGATATAGCTATGAGAGAATTTTCTGGATCTAATATACCAGAAGTTCAATCCGCTATACTTTGTTATCCAAATGCAAGCAATCCTTTAGAATTGCAAACATTTTATGTTTCAGAAAGTATGGCAACATTGCTAGCAGCTGCTAATCTTGGTATTACTTCCCAAGTACAAGCTACTATTTTAGCAATAAACACAAACCCTTTAATTCCTGCAGGAGTAACATATTCTTTCCCTGCAAGTGGAGTTTCAATTTGGACAAATGTAGATGCAACTACTGGAATAAATTCTTATTTGCAATTTAAAAATACAAGATACTTTGCTTCTCAAACTGAATCATACTTATCTGCACTTGCTAATCAAAATCAAGGAGGTTCTGGAACTGTTACTTCTATAGTTGCAGGTACAGGTATAACTGTAGATAGCTCAACACCTGCTTCCCCTATAGTATCTATAGGATATACAGCTGAAAATGTAGCTAATAAGTCTTTAGATGTTGCTACTGATGGATCAAGTGATGTAAAGTATCCTTCTGTCAAAGCTACAAAAACATATACAGATTCATTGGTTGTAGGTTTATTGAATGATAGGGGAAATTATACTCCGGGAGTTACATCTCCGGGAGCATTTCCAACAACAGGAGGAAGTGGAACTGCTGGAGCTATTAAGAAAGGAGATTTATGGTATTGTAGTGCTAATGGATACATGGGAACTACTGCTGTAGTTACTGGTGTTAGTTTTAGAGCTCTAATAGATACTCCCGGACAAACTGCTGCTAATTGGAATATATTAAACGTAGGATTAGGATTTACTCCTGAGAATGTTCTTAATAAGTCTACTAGTGGAGCTTTGGGAACAAGTAACACTTTGTACCCTTCTCAACAAGCTGTAAAAACTTATGTAGATACGAACAATACATTGCAAGTAACAACAGCTGGTACAAATAAGAATTTAACTAACGGAAGGAATTTTCAAGGGACAAGTGCAGGAAGTGGTACAATAGGTGGAACAGAAATTAATGGATTTGGTACATCGGCTGCACAAGCTAACACTGGGACTAACGTAAATGCATTAGGTAATACTGCTGCATATCTAAATTCAGGAACTGGTGTAAATGGCTTGGGTAATCAAGCAGCAAGACAAAATTCAGGTAGTGCTGTAAATGCATTAGGTGAAAATGCAGCAAACCAAAATACAGGTAATGCTGTAAATGCTTTTATTAATTATGCAGCATATCTAAATTCAGGGGATAATGTAAATGCATTAGGTGGATATGCAGCACAAAGCAATTCAGGGGTTGATGTAAATGCACTTGGAGATCATGCAGGTTTAAATAATGCATATAGCAATGTAAGTTTGCTTGGATCATATGCAGCTGCAAGTGCTAATAGCCAATTAGTATTATCTGATGGAACTAATAATGCTAGAATATCGCATATTAATTTAACAGGGAATAGGACATATGAACTTCCCGATGCAAGTGGAACATTAGCATTGGTTGGTAGCGGCTCTTCATTTAGTTTCGAACTTTTATCTGTTACGGGAACAAATTCAACAAACGCAAATCCTATAACAAAAACATTTACTAATGTATCAAAAGACACTGGTACTTATGTAAAACTACCTCTTAGCCCAACAGTTGGTGATATTTATTATATATCCAATGTAGATCCTACTCTTGATTTAAAAGTAGCTAGTGGTGCATCAAATTATATATTTTCTGCTGGTAGTAATACAAATACTAACGTATTTAGTGCTGGAACTGCATCTAATAAAATATATGTATTCCAATATGTATCAACTAATGTTTGGATAATGTGGAAATTGTCAAGCATATAAAGTTATGGCAAAAGTATTAGGTAACAGTACTAAATTAAGTTTTGGTAAAAGAAAAAGCGGAAAGGCTAAGAAGTCTAGAAGTCCAAAGGATAAGCTTGTATCTAAATATAGAGGTCAAGGTAAATAAAAAAATAAAATGACAAGACAGCAACTTATAGAGCAAATACTTAGAGAGGTTTACGGTGGTCAGCCATCAGATGATGCTTCTATAACTCCTAATTTAGTTAATCAATATATAAATCAGGGAATTGGATTAGCAGTAAAACAGAACTATAAAGAGGCTATACAATTAGATGGTGTTGGGTATGTTAACAATAGTTTCCATACCACATTTAAAGGATTGACAATTTCAAAAGATGAGAATTTTTTATGGAGGTTAACACTTCCCGAAGTCCCAATGGGAGTAGGTCAAAATGAAGGAGTTTCTAATTTGAGATTAAAGAATGGAGACGGTCAAATAAGTTTAGATTGTATTCCCTTAAGTATAAATCAAAAAGGATATGCCTCTACAATGAAGACTATTCCAAATAAATTATTATATTACACCGAGGGAAGTACTGCCTATATATTAAGCACATTAACACTTAGCCAATATACAGCAACAGCTACTTTAATAAGTGGAGGGGATTCTAGTTTGACTAGTACTTTAAATGTACCTGCAGACTATATCCCAACAATAACAGCGTATGTTATTCAAGCACTAATGATAGAAAGAAAACAACCACAAGATCAAACAAATGATGGAGTGTCAAACTAAAATTTATGATAAAACCGATTAAAAACAAAATCCTAGTTAAAGCCTTTAAAGAAGACGAGATGTCTTCAGGTGGTATAATAGTACCTGAGAGCTTAAGAAAAGATGGATGTAAAGTTGAAGTTGTGGCTGTGGGAAGTGGAACGCCAAACAAACCAATGACACTGAAGCCCGGAGATATAGGCTTTAGAATAAAGAATTGGGGAATTCCCGTAGAAGAAGATGGTCAGCTTTATTACATCATGGAAGATGTAGAGATATTAGCAACAATGTAAAAAAAAATAATAAATGGGTAACCCACATCTACAGTTTGTCAATATTAATGATTGTGTAACTGCCTATATGGATGAAAGTGAGCAAAGTGTTCACAGACAATTTAAGCTAACTCAGTTAGCTTTTCGTGCTATGGATGAGCTAGGATTAGATTTTTTTTATAGAATAAAATCAGCTAAGTTACCAGTTAATGCAAACCTTACAGTAACTCTTCCCCAAGATTACTTAAATTATTCTAAAGTAGGAGTACTTAACTCTAAAGGGGAAGTCATACCATTGGTTTACAATAATAAATTGACTACTTACGCAGATCTACTTCCCGAAAGACTACAAAAAACTCAAGATAGCAGTTTATTTGATTGGGCAGCACCATCTAATGGAATATTTTATAACTTTTGGAATGGAAGCACATTTGGTGCTTTATATGGTGTACCTAGTGGAGCTCCATTTGTAGGAAGCTTTAAGATAGATGCTCATGCAGGGATTATATTATTAAATGAATCTTATGGTTACGAATATATAATATTAGAGTATTTGTCAGCCCCAGCTGCTGATGGACAAGACTATTATGTTCCCATCCATTTCAAAGAAGCGATTATAGCCTATTTAGCTTGGAAAGACATAAAGAGTATGCCATCAACAAGAAAGGGTAACCTTGGGGATAAGAGAGACCGTAGACACGAATACTATAATGAAAGAAGACTAGCAATAGCAAGATATAAGCCATTCAGAGCAACTGAAGCTTATGAACTTAATATGCAGTCTCAGAGGTTAACTGTCAAGGCTTAATATAATTAATATAGCTCAATTTATAAAATGATAGAAATAAAATCAGACTTCAGTGGTGGATTAAATTTAGATGATGCATTATATAATATACCTAGAAATGCATACATAGATGGGCTAAATATAACAAAAGATGCTATAGAAGGATCTAACGATAAGGCTATTACTAATATAGTAGGGAATCAGTTGGTCAACTATACTTATCCTCAATATTCGTCTTTAATAAACATAACAGCATCTTCTACTACTGTAGGTTTTCAAGTAAATCAAACTATTAGCTTTGCTTCTGATTATGCCATGCCGAATGGATTTGTTATCAATGTTTATTTAAAAACAGTTCCGGGAAACGTAGTTACATTGGTGGCTACTTATACTACTAGTTATAATGACACTCTTCAAAGTATCACTAATGGATTAGTATTATCAATGAATACAATAGCAGCTCCGGGATTATCTGCAATTTCATCTGTAGTTGTTAACCCTACGTTATCTCAATTTAAATTTAGTTTTTTAACTACGGGGGGAGGAAGTAATACTTATATATATTATAACACAACAATTGCAAAGCCTTCTTATGGTTTTAATTTTTGTATAGGAGCTTATGCAAATCAAGTTACTGATACTGTTATATATTTCATATGGAACTCTATGGATTATCATTTAGTGTTAGAGTATGATAATGCGACTAGAACGATTTCCCCGATATTTACAAATTTAGTAGATAGTGGAAATATTGATATACTTGGATTTCAAAGGTATAATAAAATAACATCAATAAATGTATACAATAGGAGTGCTGAAATGGGTGAGGGAGATTTGCTTTTCTTCTTAGACAGCTTGGGAAGACCTACATTCATGGATATAGCAAGATTTAAAGCAAGGGAATATGTTCCCGTTACAAGAGATATCATCGATGTGGCAAAAAGACCACCACTATTTCCCCCTACAGCTATATATAGCAATAACACAAGTAGAAATACTAATAACTTAACAAATAAATTATTTAGATTTAAGACTAGATATGTTTATGATGCAAATGAAAAAAGCACTTGCAGTCCAATAAGTATAGTGCCGACACCTAAAAACATACTTGATACAGCTTATACTAATATAAATACAAACAATAATCAAATAGATCTCACGCTTAATTCAGGTGATAAAGATGTTAAAAAAGTAGAACTATTAATGTCTTATGTGAACAAAACTAATGATTGGTCTGATTTTGCATTAGTAGACACAATAGATAAAAGTGCATCTAATCTATTAAGAGGGAGCTTTACATTAACATATCCAGCTCCTTTTTTTACACCATTTTGTCTTATGCCTTTCAATGGGTATGTAATTCCCGGAATAACTGTAATAATTAGAGTAGTAAGGGATGTTGATCCTCCAAATATTTCGTATACAGTAGCATCATATACTACAGTAGTAGGAGACACTATGGGGACTTTGACTGATAATTTAGTGACTCAACTTGATGCTAGTGCTAGAATAGGTGCTGTTGTTGGTAAAGATGGGGATAGTGTTATATTCTTTTCATTACTTGCTGGATATTCAATGGAATCCGGTAATCCTCTAGCCATTAGAAATGGTTTAACTATAACTTATCCTGCAGGTGCAGGAGATTTTAATAATATTCAATTTTCTTATTCTTTTTATAATGATTCTACTTACCCTGTTATAGATATAAATGAAAGCATACAGCTTTTCGATTATGTTCCCACATATGCAAATGCACAAGAAATGCCTAACGGTAATGTTCTTATGTATGGGGGAATTACTGAAGGATATGATAGAGACTTGCTGCCAGATGTAGTTAATACTATACTTACAAGAGAATCCGCAAGTATACCTTCTGGGAACTTGTCAGCTAGGGTTTATAGTATATATGACGAGTATACTTCTTTTGGTATTCAATTTACTGGAACACCTGTGACCGGAACTGTTATAAATGTTTACATACATAGCAAAACTGCTATTACGACTAAAATATTAATAGCAACATATACTACAATTGCTGGAGATTCTGGAGCAACTATAGCTTACAAACTTTATTTAAGTGCGTTATCTTCAGTTGGTGTAAATTTAGACTATATAGCTTATCAGGATAATTATTTGATAATTTATTGTTATCTGACTTATAAGTTTGATAGTATTGATATAACTGCACCTTCCTTTACTCAGGATTATAATTCTACCCCAACATTTCTATTTTCAACAAGTAGAAAAATAGGTATAGCTTACTTTGATAATAAAGGTAAAACAAATGGAATTTTGTATAATGGGGGAATTAAGTTCCCTGCTTATGCAGAAAATGCAGGTCATACTTCTGTATTGTTGCCATATATAAATACAAAGGTTTTTCATCAACCTCCAACTTGGGCATATAGCTATGGTTTTTATTTAACTAAAGAATCAACTCAATTTTTATTTTGGGAAACTATAGGTCAAAAAGAGGACACTGATTTTTATTATTTCAATATTACTAATTTAGTTGAATATCAAAAGTCTAGCCCCACTGTTACTGCAGTATTAAGTTATACATTTCAAGATGGGGATAGGTTAAGATTAATAAAAAAAATATCAACAAATACAATTTACAATGAAACTTACAATACTGCAATAGAAGGACAGGTCGTAGATCCGGCAGGGATTAGCCCAGTAGGTACTTATATAAAAATAAAGAAATCAACTCCATTTACAGGAATTTCTGGGTTGGTTGGATCTGATGCATATGTAATACAATTGCTTAGACCATCTCAACCACAGCCCAATGGAATAAATGAAGTTTATTATGAATTTGGACAGCAATATCCTGTAGGGAATCCGGGGCTTAGTAGTAGGTATCATATTGGTATGGTTGCTAGCCAAAATTTAGAAACAAATGCTCCTGCTGAATTTAATTTTTATCAAGGGGATGTTTATTTCAGGTTTAGGAGCTATGCCTTTACTAATTTATCGGGAAGATCTGTTGGCATTTTCCCTGCATTGGACAGGAACTTTGTAGATAATTATATAAGTGCATCAAATAGTATAGATGGAAGATCTAATATTATCGATATAAATGCTAGGAAAGCATATTATTCAACATTAGTTAGGTTTAGTGAAGCATATCAACCTAATACAAATATAAATGGCACAAATAGATTTTATCCTAATAACTTTGACGAGTATGATTATTCTTATGGGGACATCATGAGATTTAAGGTGAGGGATAGATTTGTAAGGGTATTCCAGAAATTAAAGGTGGGTCAAGTTCCCCTTTATAATCAAATACTTAAAGAACAAAATAAAGAAAGCTTAGTAGTAACAGATAGATTATTAAACCCTATACAATATTATATTGGTGATGTGGGAATTGGTGATAATTCAGAATCTTTAGCATCTTACAACTTTGCAGATTACTTCACAAGCAATATAAAGGGTGTTATTTGCAGAGTAAGCCAAGACGGTGTCAAGTTTATTTCTATAGACAGAAGTATCGATTCATGGGCTTGGAAACAAGTCTCTGCTAGATCAGGAAACTATAAGATATATGGATGCTTTGATCAGATATTGGGTAATTATATTATGGCATTAGAAGCTGTTGCTGGAACAAATCCTCAACCTGCGTACACATTGTTATATGGGGAAAATGAGAATTCATTTGATACATTCTTATCTTATCATCCAGAAATGATGGCTAATTTGGGTGTCTTATTTATATCGTTTAAAGACGGGCAGTTGTATACTCATGATTCATCCGTATATAATAATTTCTATGGTGCACAATATGATAGTTCTATAACATTTGTATTTAATGAAGCTCCTTTAGATAAAAAGACATTCTTAGCTGTAGGGGAAGTCGCATCTCAGGTTTGGGATGTTCCCGAAATAATTACAGATTTAAATAGCTACGGTACAACTAAAATGCAGTCTAATTTAGTAGACTCTGACTTTGCTGAACTAGAGGGAAGTTTTGAGGCTACCATATTAAAAGACCAGAATTCAATAGGGGGATTAATAGAAGGCGATACAATGAAGGGAAAAGTTATAACTATGAAATTTAGAGCAAAAGATCCTACTTCTTTGGTATCATTAAATTTATTATCTTTGAAGTATATAAATTCACCACTGAACAACAGATGATAACAATTAAGAAAATATCTAAATCTGAATTACCAAAACTAGTCGCTATATCTTACGAGAAAGATGAAGAGCTTTTTGATAAGTATCACATTGGGAAGATGAACTTCCCACAAGCAGTATTAAGTACATTGGACTTAATAGATGATGCTTCTCAACAATTAAAACTTAGTTATTATAAAGTAGTATATCAGAAACAACCTATTGGTTATTTCGTTACATTTGATGGATACTTATATAGCTTTGGAATATCTATGAAGTTTAGAAAAAAAGATATCCTTGTAGGATGGTTTGTCGCAGTTAAAAAAGTTCTTGGATTAAACTTTAGGGCTATGCTTTATGAGAATAACACAAGGGCGATTTCCCATCTAGAAAAACAAGGAATGAAAGTAATAGACATAGATCAAGAAACAAAAATAGTAACACTACAAAATTAATAAGTTATGCCAATATCCGCAGCCGCATTAGCACCATTTATCCCAGCCGCATTAGGAGCAGCTACATCTGGAATAAGTTCTTTAGTAGCAGCCGGTAAAAGAAATAAAGCAGAAAGAGATTTAGAGAATTTTGCTAAAACAGATAAAGTAAGTTCATCTATATTAGATTATTATAACAAAGCGTATAATCAATACTCTCCTAATGCTTATCAAAGTGCTGAATATAATGCACAAATGAGAAATGTATTGGGAAGTCAAGCTGCAGGAATAAATGCATTGCAAAATAGAAGAAGTGCTTTAGCAGGAATCCCCTCTATAACACAAGCTAGCAATGTAGCATCTCAAAGAGCAGCAGCTGGAGCAGAAGCTGCACAAAGATCCAACTTAGGAATACTTGGTCAGGCAGCAGGTGCAAAGGCTAGAGAAGAGCAAAGATTGTTTGGAAATATATTCAACTTAAAAGCTCAAAAAGCAGCAGCAAGGGCAGCTACACAAAGGCAATATACTCAATCTATGTTTGACTCATTAGGAGATGCAGCATCTTTAGCTTATAAACAATATTCTGGTACTGGTATAGGTGATGAAAAAGATAAAAAAGATAAAAAAGAATAAGTTGCCGAATAAGGATATACTAGAATTTAATTAATTAAATTAATATAAATAAAAATGCCAATTAGGATACCTTCAGGATTATATGCAAGAGGAGCAGATATCGATACAACTCCTTTTACTAATGTTGTATTAAAAGACATTGCCTCTAAAGATGCTGCTAAGAAAGCAGTTGCTAAAAGTGCCGATGATTTATATAAAGGATTAAATCCTGCAGGGGTTAGACCTCAAGATTTGCAGTATCCTCAAGATAATACTAAGGGAATTCTTCCCGATATGGTTAATTGGTACAATAACGCAAAGGCAGGAAATATAGATTTTGGGAAGTATAAAGAAATGCTATATAATATAGAAAGATCAAAACAAATAGCTAAAGAGCAATTAGAAATAGGAGGAATGGTTCAACAAGGTAAAATAGAGCCAGATGAAAAGTATGGTGATATTACTAAGCTTAGTCAAAAGGATTTATCTATATATGATGCAGGTCATAATGATTGGAAACAGGGAGACCTTTCCCCATTTATTCCCGAATTAGATGAAACAAAATGGAACAATTCAATATTTGGAAGTGCAAAGCCTCAAGAAAGAGTAGAGAAGAAAAGATTTGATGCTAGCACAGGAAAATATTTTATTCCAAAAGAATTTACTACTGCAGAAGAAAAAAGATTTGGAGATACTGCTGCATCATTAGTAATTAATGATAAGTCTGCAAATAAGCAATTTACAAAACAAACTAGGAATCCAGTATTCCTTGCGGATGCAATTCGCGTATATAAAGAAGTTTATGGAGTTGATTATAGCGAAAAGCCAGAAGAATTTACTGCATCCCAAGCAGCATCAGCAGCAGCAATACTAGAAGCTAGAAAAAGAAAAGATGTTGTTAGCTATGATAAGCCAACAGATCCATATGCTTTAGCTAAATACAAATCTGGACTATCTAGAACAGGTGGTGGAAAAGGTGCGATTGATGAATATATTAAAGCTCTTGGTCAAACTTCAGAACCATTAACCGTAAATAACAAACCATTTGTTGGTCTTACTATATCAGGTAAAACATATGGAGGTAAGCTAGTGCAAATGACACCTGACTTAATAAAGACATTTACTATAGATCCCGGACTTACATCAGAAAAAATACCTTATGGTATGCTTTTCACTGATGATGGAAAATATGTTATACCTACTTACTTTCAAAAAGGTGAAAAAGGTGGCTTTATCCCAACAGAAAGTGGAGCTAGTTATAAACTTGAACAAACGAAATTTAGTAAGCCAATACCAATGCCTCAATTTAGAGATATAATAGGGAAATCATTAGGTGAAACAACGTCAGGGAATTTAAGGGCACGTGATATTGCAGATGAAGATGCACAAGAAACGAAAACTACATATACATCAGAGGGAAGTAAACAACAAGGCAAACAACCAAAACAAGTTTCAGTCCCAGAATTAAATAACTACATGACCGATTAATAAAGTTAATAATATATGACAAACGAAGAAATTCAACAAGGAGATAATATTCAGCAAACTAATGAGCCAATTTATAAAACTAAAAGTGGTCAAATAGTTACTCAATCGCAATTGATATCTTCTAAGTATACTCAAGATATTATTGATAGAGGGGTAAAGGATAAAGCATTAACTTTAATTGGAGATACTAAGTATCCTGATCAAGAGTATAAAACTTCTGATAATCAAATAGTTTCTACTAAAGATCTTTTAGCATCAAAGTATACCCAAGATGTTATTGATAGAGGAGTGCACGAAGGGGCACTTATTCCCATTGAAAAAAAAAATCCTTTACAGAATACTTCAAAAGGCTTACAGGATGGCGGATCAAAGTCTACAATACCTACAGCTAAATCTATTGGAGAACAATTTCCAGCTTTAACAGAAAAGATTATAATGAATAAGCCCGGTGGTGATATGTTAACCGGACAACAAAGATTTCAAAAAGAAGCAACTATAAAGTCTGCTGAAATAGCATCTAAGAAAATAATAAGTGGTGATCAAGAAAACCAAAGAATTAAAAAAGCAAATGCATTAAAGGCAGCAGCACAAGCCCCTTCCGCAAAACCAAAAATAGATTATTTAGATTTTGCAAAGCAAGATATTATAAATAATGGTGGAGGGAAGAGCTTGCAAACAATGCCTTCTGACATCAATTCCCTTAATAAATATTTTGACAATAATGCATATAATGCTACAGATTATTTTAGCAATAGAATTAAAGATGTAGAAAATCAAATAAAAGATGTAAGGACTCAGAACATGACTCTTGCAAATCAAAGGGAAGAGTATAAGAAAGGAGATATAGGGATGGGAGTACAAAGACCTTTGACTATTGATGGGAAGCCATTGCCACAGACTTCATCTAAAGAAATCGAAAGCAATTACGATAAAATAAATAGATTAACTGAATATAGGAATAATCTTAAAGCTGCAGCTGATAAAGTTGCTTCAGTTTATACAGCAACTATGTATCCTGAAGCTAGCTTGGAAGAGAAAGGTAAGATAAAAAGAAAGTTCTCTGGAGATCCAAGTTTAGAGGAGCAGGATATGTATGAGAGATTGAATATACCACTAACTGATGAGCAAAAATTACAAAATGGTTATGCTGGGATTGATGTAGAAAGAGAAAGATTGGATAATGAATATAGTAATATGCCTAAGGATGATTCTTATTATAAGAGAATGGCAGATATTAATGATTCAGAAAAAGCATTAATCAGCAAGTTCCCAGAATATAAAAAAGATCAAATAGGTTTAATGGTTGCTCAATTAGCATCTGATGATCCTAAATTAAGAGGATTAGTTAGATATGGTATTGGGAATATAGATAAAGACATGGTAGACTATTTGTCTACTAAATACGATATACCTAAATCAGATTTGTCAGGATTAGAGTATGGAGATATTCCTGCTAACTCAAGTGTTGTTGGTAGTTTAGCGAAAGGAGTTTATAATGTTGGGGCAGGGATAGTGTCAGGAGCTAACAGGATAGTTGGAAGTGCTTTAGGGGTTGATCCTGAAAGATTAACTTATGTAAATAAGGGAATTTCTGAATCCGGTAATAAAATATTTGGATTCAATCCATCTCAAAGTATAGAAGAAGCTCCTACTGTTCTAGATACAAACCCAAATAGCCCTACTTACTTAAGGCAAATACAAAATAAAAAAGCAGGTAAGTATAATTATAATTTAGCTAGTGTAAGTAATGCATTGGCTGAGGGAATTGGTGGATTTGCAGGATTTATAGGTGGACTTAGGGGGATTTCTGCTGCAGGAAAAGGATTAGGGATGTTAGCAGAAGGGGCTGCAGGAGAAGATGCAGCAATGACTTCTTACATGGTGATAAGCGGATATGAGAATAATTATCAAGATGCTGATAGGGTGTTGGGAAAAGATGCTAGCGAAGCTTCAAAAGCTTTATTTGCTGTTACAAAAGGATATATTGATGCTCTTGCATTTAAAGTATTGCCTAAAGATAAATTGTTTGGCAAAAGTGCTGTACAAGAAGCTGCAGAAAAAGAATTGGCAACTTCTTTAGCTGGAATAGATATAAAAAATATAAATAGAAATTTATTAGAAAGTAAAGTAAAAAAAGTCGTAGGTGGTATTTTAAGAACAGCAGAAGAGACTGGACATATTACAGGAGCTATGAGTATAGCGGATGCCTCAAAAGCTATAGTTAATGCTGTATTGGGTAAAGAAGGTAAAGAGGGGGAGTATCTAGCAGAAGGAGTTCAAGCCATTAAAAGCACACTAGTCCAAACTCCATTATCAATGACATTGCCATTGGGAATAATGGAGGCTATCAAATATAAAGGTCATAGTAGCTTATTTAAAGAGAATCTTTATTCTTCTGGTCTTAAGCCTGATGAGTATAGAGCTACTATACAACAAGAATTAGCTAAGGGTAATATAACTGAACAAGATGCAAAAGCTAGATTAGAAGTAGTAGATACTATGTCTCATGTAGTGCAATCAATTCCCGATGTTAATCCAAAAACAAATGCAAGACTAACACATGCTCAACAAGTAGATTATGCTTACAATAGATTAAAAGAAATAGCTGCTAAGGCTAAGTCTGAGGATGTAAAAGATGATGAAGCATTGTCTTCTCTTTATAAAGGGGAAGCTAAGAAATATGCAGATGAAAGGAAAACATTGCTTGAGCAACAAGCACAGGAATTAGTTGATCAAAGAAAAGGAGAAGTTAAAATAGGAAAATTAGAAGATGTTCCAGAATTAAAAGCAACTATAGATAATCTTAATGAAGAAATAAAATTAGGTGGAGATAAAGGAGCAAAGGCTCAGGTTGATTTAGAGCAAATACAAAAAGATCCTGTTGCTTATTATGAAAAATTAAGAGATGAATATAAAGCTTCTACAGAAGGATTGCCTGAAGCTGAAACAAAACAAACAATAGATGGATACAATGCTCTTATAGAAAAAATAAAAAGTATAGGAGAAGCTAAAGTAGAGACTACAGAAATAAAGCCTGTAGAAGTAAAGGAAGGTGATACAATAGAATTGCCTGCTCAGGTTGAAGGAGGTCTTCCCCGTAAAATGATATTTAAGGAAGGGGAATGGAAGCAGCAAGTAGGGGATAACTTTACAGATGTAGGGGAAGTTGTAAAGCAACAGGCTCAAACAGAATTTGATAAAACGAATCAGCCAGAAGGAGTTGTTACTCCTGTAGTAGAAGTTCCCAAACCAAAAACTAAAGTACAAAAAGTAGGAGAAGGATTATTAACTCATTTAGGTATAACTCCAGAGCAAAAAGAAGCAGTGCCTGCTAAGACGTATACTGCTGAAAATGTAGATACTATTAGTACTAAAGGATTAAATAAAGTAAAAACCAAAGTAATAAATGATGTTAAAAATGTAGTTAAATCTATTTCTACATTAGTAGGGAAGACTACAGGGAAAGTTTTAGAGGTTAGTGTACATGAATCGCCTGAGACTTACGAAAAGGCTGTAATAGAGGCAGGGGGAACAAAACAAGACTCTACAACTAAAGGATTCTATTTAGATTCTAAAGGGACTATCCATTTGAATATGGAAAAAGCAACCACAGAAACAATGCTTCATGAAGGATTTCACCCTGTGCTTGATTACATAGCTGATAACAGACCTGAAGTTGTAGATACTATTTACGACCAATTGAATTCATTTAGTGAAGGTAAAAGATTTGTTGAATCAAATAAAAGACGTTATACCGGTGAGACTACACAGAAAAAAGAAGCTATTACAGACTTTATAGCTAATGTTGCAGATGGTAGTATTGTAATTAATCCAAGTAATTACGAGGCAGTTAAAAAGTTTGTCATCGATTCCCTTAATAAATTAGGGTTTGATATTAAATCATTTGAGACAATAGATATTAAAAATGCTGATGAGCTTGTCAATCTTGCTAAAAATATATCTGAGAAGTTTAAAAAAGGGGAAGAGATAAAAGGAGAAGAACTTTTATCTAAAATAAAGCCAGATCAAAAATTTCAACCAATTGAAAATAAAGGTGATGTAGGTGATATAGCTGCTGCAGGGAAAATAGATGAATCTAAAATAAGCAATGCTAAAGTAATGGACAAGAATCCATTACAATTTTCCAGAGAAGAATTTAAAGAAACAGAATTAAATAAACTTCCTGTTAAAAGCTTGAAAGAGGTGTTAGATCCTTTTGGTAATAGAGCTATCGCTATAAATTCAGATCCTACTAAAGTAGGCAAGTTGAAGTTATTGTCTGGAGAAGAAATATTTATGTATGGAGGGTTGAATTATTCAGCAATAAAAGCAAACGTAGAAGGGGAGATTGGCTTTTCTTCTTCTGATTTGTCAAAGCCAAAGCAAATTCAAGGAGTAATAAATAAAATATTCCCTGATAATAATGGGGAAGGATTAATACTTACGACTTCCCAAAGTCCTGAAAGTATGAAAGGGAATGCTTATTCTCTTGAGTATGTATTAGATGCTTTGAAATTACTTCCTAAGTCTGTATTGAAATCTTCTGAGTTTAAATCTGAATTTTTTGGTAAAGATATTGTTGCTATTAAGGATGCTTTTGGAGAGAAAAAATATAATGAATTCCTTTCAAAATATGGTCGTGCTGATTTTTCTAATGAACAAGTAATGAGAGAAATGACTTCTGATTTGCTTAATAACGTAGGAGGTAATTTTGTAGCTAGAAATTCTTTAGTTAGCAATATGCTTGCTGGTGTTACAAAAAAGTCAACTAGAAAAGCAACAGAAGGAGAGCCCGGATATATTTCTGTTGCTCCCAATAAGTTTATATCTAAACAATTATTAGATAGGTTTGATTTAAATCAAGAGAAATTATTTTATGAAATAGGGGAAAAAGGTATAGTTGATGTATTCATGAATAAAGGAGAATGGGGATTTGTAACTGGAGGATTTACTTCTGATAGCAAAGTTGATTATATGTCAATACAAGATAAAGGTATTGTGCATCCTCAATTTAATGCTAAATTTCATGGTAAAGATCCTTTTATATTAGATGGCGGATATCAAATAGATAAATTGTTTTTGCCAGAGGAAATAATAGCTCAAAGTGGTAAGCCTTATACAAAAAAAGCTTCTTTAATGGTTGCTGGATCTATGTATCCAAAAGGAGAAGTAGTACCTACTGCAGAAAAAACAGCAGAAAGACTTCCCCAATTTTCAAGAGAAGAAGAAGAACTTAAACAAAAACCCATATCTTCGCAATATGAAACAGTACAGCCCGAAACAAAAAGAACAACTGGAGAAGTTAAAATCAATTCAGAAAAAGTTCAATATAACGGAACAGATGCTATCGGAAGCAGAGAAAGATCAGAATCCGAGCAGAATGCTTCAAGGAATGCAGCCAAAGAAAAAATAAAGAATCCGGAAACTAATGCTTCCTTAAAAGCAGCAAACAGTTATAACAAGTCTGTAGGGTTACCAGAAGTAACTCCTCATAAATACAAACCATCTGATCCTGTATTACAGACTGAACTTGCAAAGGTGTATCCTAAGTTGCAAGACGTTAATTCCCCAACATACAAAGAAACTAATGTAGAAAGAAGAATATATTCTGAATACAAAGGTCAACATCCTGAAATATTTAAGCAGTATGATATTAAAGATTATAAAGACTTAGTACATAAGTCTTATGATCAATTAATAAAAGAAACTGAGCTTCAGTATGATGCATTACCTGTTAAAGTTACATTCCATGAAAAGGGTGAAGGGAACTACAAGAATAATTTTGAAATGCTTGATGATGTACACAACTTCAATCATCTATGGGTATATAAAGGAGGAGCAGATCATACAGAATTAGGAAGTAAAACAGCAGATAAAGATGGTGTTACTGCAAATGATAAATTCAGAGCTGTACATGATTATTATGGACATTCTGTTGAAGGATATCAGTTCGGTAAAGATGGGGAAGAAAATGCATGGATAGAACACAGTAAAATGTTTTCCCCACTTGCACAATGGGCATTATCTTCAGAAACAAGAGGACAAAATTCTTTCGTAAATTATTCCGGAGTTAATGATGTTGTACTTCAAACAATAAAAACTGCATCTGCATTAAAGAAAGAAGGAGAAAAAACAGGTAATAAAGAAATGGTGAATGAAGCGGATATGCTGCTTGATACTGTTTATGATGACTTCCAATTTGCAGAACAAAAAGCAATAATATTACCACCAAAATTTGCTGATGTTTCTAAGTTTCATACAACTAAAATATCAGAAGTTCCCACAAAATTACAAGAAGCTAATAAACCTCAATTTTCAAAAGAAGGAAAAATAGAATGGGAAGAGTCAAGAATAGGTAGAGGGGATAGAGCTATAACTGAAAGAAATGAAAATGTAAAAAATGCTGCTGAAGATTTATATCAAGGCAAAATAGATTCAGATGAATATACTGCGATAGTAGATAAAAATAGCCCAACAAGAGTAGTAACTAATTTTATTGAACCTGCAAAAGAAGATGATATTAAAATTGCAGTGGGTACTAAATCTGAAGGTAAAGTAAATCTTGATTTCCCAGAAGGTAAAAAGGTTGGAGTTAGATTAGATATACCTTCTTATATAAATAAAAATATATGGGCTATAACTGTACATGAGCAAGGCAGAACTGGGTCTCCTTTATCATATAATAATGTAGCTAAACTTAGAAATGTAGAATTTATTACAGACCCATCTGTTGCTCTTGATATAGCAAGGCATAAAGAACTTTCTTCTGGTGGTAGAATGGGCAAAGCGACTATAGCAAGAATGATGGGAGAATGGATACCAATAGAAGGAGATACAGGTGAAGCTAAAGGTAAATCAGCCATGAAAATGGTTGAAGAAATTAAAGATAGCCCAGAATGGGTGCAAATAGGGATGAATCCATTTAGGTTTTCTCATTTTTATGATAGAGCTACAGGTACTCCAATCGTTAAAGCTGAAGAAATTATTCAAATAGGAGGATTAGTTTATGGTAAAAATGTAGAAACTACATCTAAAAATGACCCAAGATTTACTGTTAAAGACAAAAATGGTAATCCTATAATTGGTAAAGGTGGTAAGCCAATACAATTTCAAAAAGAAGAAAAGATAGAAGGTACATTAGATGGTAAGCCTACTACATTTGTAAAGCATCCAGAAGATTTAAAAATAGTGAATGGATTCTATTCCCCAATAGAAAAAAGATTATTAGAAACTAAAGCAGGTAACTTAAGTGCTAATAAATGGAAGGATGTTGTGGGAAAAGGTGACGAAGCTAAATTTACTGGTGTTCTAGGATGGCTTGAATCACTTCCCCCAACACAACAATTGAAAAAATCTGAAGTCCAAAACTGGATGAAGGAAAATAGAATAGAAATAAGTGAAGTTGTATTACCTGAACATAAAATGGTAAAGGGAAGAGCCCCAATATCACTTGAACTTCCCGGAGAAAAGTCTAACTACAAAGAAGTATTAATTACTTTACCAAATTTACGAACCACATCTAAATTCACAGATGGTGAAATTAAGGCAATTAATGAATATAATAAATTATATGATGAGAAAGAAGATTTCTCGAAAAAAATAGGTCTAGGTACTCCAACAGAAGCAGAGAAAATTGAATTTGGGAGAATATTTAGTAAAATGCTAGAAGCAAAGAAGAAACTTCCTAAAGAAATAGCTTCTTCCACATTTTATAAAGTAGATATTCGTGGAAAGGCAAAAGAATTTTCGTCTTCCCATTACGATGAGCCAAACATATTGGCTCACATAAGAATGAATACAAGAGTAGATGCAGAAGGCAATAAAGTATTACACATAGAAGAGTTTCAATCTGATTGGGGTCAAACAGGTAAGAAGGAAGGGTTTAAGAAAGAGTTTAATGCTAATAGATATCAAGAATTGCAGAAAAAAATATTGCAAGGTATTGGTAAGATGAAAAAAGAAGGTAAAATAGCCGAAGATGAAATGGCTGTTCCATATGAAGAAATATTAACAAAACCGGAGGTTACTGAATTAAAAGAATTAGAACAAGCAAAAGCAACGCTTGACAAAAAAATTCCAGAAGCTCCCTTTGTAACTGAAACAGCTAATTGGGCTAAATTAGCATGGAAAGTAGCTCTTAAAGAAGCAGTAAAAGAAGGAGCTGATAAGATTACTTGGACTACAGGAGAACAACAAAATGAAAGATATAATTTAAGTAAAAGTGTAGATGAAATAGGGTGGCAAAAAAATGAAGATGCTACTTATACGATAATTCCAAAGAAATCAAATGAAGTTATAGGTCAGAGAGAAAACATGAGTAAAATAACTCTAAATAGAGTTGCTGATTTGGTTGGGAAAGATATTGCTGAAAAAATAAAAAATGAAGAAGGGAAAGAATGGCAAGGTGGTAATGTTGTGCAAGGGAATTTGAAAGGGGAGCAATTGACTATAGGCGGTACAGGGATGATAGGATTTTATGGTTCTCCAAAAGAAGGTAAAATAGGTATTGTAGGTGAAGTGGCTAAATCCTTATTTAAACAAGTCCCTAGTACAACAGAAATAAATGGAGAGCAACAAAACTCAATAGACATAACTCCTGAAATGAAAGCTCAGGTTGAGGCAGGACTTCCCCAGTTTTCAAAAGGAAAAGATCAAGAATCTCAAATAAAAGAATACATAGATAACCAAAGAAAAGAAGGTGTATCAGAAGAAGACATTAGAGCAGGTATAGAATCAGTATCTGATAAATTAGGATTGGATGCTAAGAAGATTGATTCATTGATGGAAGGGGAAGTTAAGCCAGAAGTTCCCACAGCTAAAGCAGAACCAACTCCACAACCAGAAGGTAAAACTGCAAGTATAAAGAATGCTGCATCAAGACAAACAAGAATAGGTCTTAATCTTCCAGATGTAACACTTCCCAAGATAGGAACAGATGTAGAAGCATTAAATGAAGGAAAGAGATTAGTAGATGAAGGGGAAATAGATACAGATGATGTTATCCTTAAAGTACTATATGGTAAAGGAAAAATAGGAATGAGCCCTGATGAGTCTAAAGCAATGCTTTATCACATGACTCAATTAAAGGCAGCAGAGACAGATGTCAGAAGACAAATAGCTGATACAGAAAATATTGAAGATAAGGCTGTGTTAAGCGGTAAACTACAACAAATATCTGATGCTATGGATGCAGCTACAGAAGCTAATATGCTATCCGGTACAGCGTGGTCAGATGTAGGTCGTGTTAGACAATTAAAGGTAGACGAATCGTTCAATGTATCAAGAGAGAAAGCAGTAATTAAAGATGCTTACGGAGGAACTATTCCTGAAGAAGTTCAAGCTAAAATAGAAAAGATAATTTCAGAAAGAGATGAAGCTATAAATGAAAGAAATAAAATAGAAAAAGCTCTTAGGAGCAAAATGGCAAAGGAAAGTTTTGAAGCCATGATGAAAAGGGCTAACAAATTAAAGAATCCTGCTAAAGAAGTATTATTAAATGAAGAAAAAGATCTATTAGCTAAACTAAAAATAGCATTTAAAAAAGATCTTAATAATTTAAATGCTGGTATACCTATACCTAAAGAAACAATGGAAGTTATAGGGAAGTTGGCTGTTAATTATATTAAGCAAGGAATGGTTACATTGGATGCTATAGTTAATAAAATTCATGATCAAATTAAGGGAGATGTTCCCCAGCTTTCTAAGGATGATATAAAAGACATAATAGGTAATTATAGAGACTTTGAAAGAGAAAAAGAAACATCTCTTCTTGAAAAAAAAGCAGGAAGAATAGAAAAGAAATTAGCAGAACCAGAAAAAATACTTCCTCCAAAAAGAGAACCATTAGTATTTAGGAAAAATACAGAATGGGTAAGAGCAAACCAAAAAGTTGCAAATGCTGAATTTAAGATGAAGGTTGAAAAAAGAAAGGCTCTTGAATCTCAAAAGAATATGTATCAAAAGGGATTAATGTGGGCTGGTAGAGCAGTAAGATTATCTGTACTTTCTGGATATAAAGTTCTTGGAAAGCTTGCATCAGCTGCTGTTGTAGGTGGAGCTGGTAAAAGACTTCCCGAACAAGCAATAGGTCAAATGTGGGCTCATGTATTTAGGGGTGTTTCAGAAAAAGCTCCAATAGAAGGATTTAGTAATGCAAAAGCAGAAGCTAAATTCTATAAAGAATTCTTTGATCCTAAAAAGTTTGCTCAAAATTCATGGTCTATATTGAGTACGGGAGAATCTAAACTTAATAAAAGAATGGGGGCTGGAGAGTATGAGCATATCCCTTTTTTATATCTTCCTACAGATTTGCATCAGATAATAAAAGATCCATTAAAGAGAGCTGCATTTGAGTCATCATTCTTGAATGGGTTGACTTGGGCTGAAAAAAATGGGTTAGATATAAATGATGATTTAGTAATTCAATCATTAGAAAATGCAGCTTATAAGAGAGCTAACTATGAGATATTCCAAGAACAAAATTCTTTCTCTAGATGGTTTGCTCAAAAGAAAAATCAACTAGAAAGAAGTGGGAATGCAGGTGCTACTGGTAAACTTTTAGTTGATATTATGATCCCTGTTAGTACAGTGCCAACAAATATAGTTAGAAGGGTTTTCTCTTATTCCCCTATAGGATTAATAAAGGGAGGGGTTGAAGTTACGAATGCTTATAGAAAAGGAATAGAAAATCTTTCTAATGAGCAAGCAGACAAAGTAATGAGACAATTAAAGCAAGGAAGTTTAGGTACAGCTTTATGGCTTATAGGTTGGTTTGGGGCTTCTTATTTTGGAGGACTATATAGTAAATACAATCCTAATAAGAAGAGACTTGAAGGGGAATTGGCTTCAGATGAAATGGAAATAAATGGAGTTATGACACCAAAACCTGTACAGCACGCACTTCCCTTAGAAGTCATTCAAGTTGCAGCTACAACAAGGCATATATATGATAACTATACAAAAAATAAAGATGCTAATGATGTAGAGGCTTTAACTGTGGCAGCGATGGGATCTATAGGAGCTACTATAGAGCAAGTTCCAGTACTTGAGACGGGGGTTAATGTGGCTCTAGCATTTAAAGAGCCTTATTATCAAGCTAAATTAGGGGAAGATATTGGGCGTAGATTTAAGCCTCAAATCCTTAGAGAAACAGGGATAATAGGAGAAGATAAAAAAGAACTCACTAAACAAAGGAAACAGGGTAAGGCTGGCAAGAAAAGAAAGAAATAAAATAATTTTGTATTAAGCAATAAATGATATATTTGTAAAGAATAAATTTTTAAAAAAAATGAGTTTATCCCCCAATTTTTCAGTAGCTCAAACACCATTGAATCCATCTTTGGTGATATTTACTGATACTAGTACAGGTTCTGATCCTTCTATAACTGGAAGAAGGATATATGTAACAGATTCCCAAGGTAATCCTGTAGTTCCCACAGGGACTTCAACTACTTATATTACATGGGTTTTAGCTACCAATCCTTTATCTGTAGATTTACTTACTCAGGATTTAGCTGTAAATGTAAGAGTAGATTGGGTGAATATCTCTGGAGGTGTTGTTGCTACGTTAAATCAAAATTATTGTTTTAGTCTCTTTAACAAACAATTCCTATATTATCTCATACAATTACAATCGACAACTTATAATATAATACAGGATACGAATTATTGGGGTAATGTAGGAATTTTTTGGGCAAATGTAACAGGTGCTATAACTGCAGTAGAAATCGGTAACGATATAGCTGCATCTCAGGCTTGTTTATCAAGAGCAACTTTTATGGCACAAAATCAAGCTAATTATTTTTAAATATGGCTCAATTATCAATATTGGAAGTTATAAGAATAGGGAGGATGAGTGTCCCTATTTCTGCTATAGATATATCTGAAGGGAACTTGTTCGGAGAAAGATTATCTGTGACTTCCCCACAAACAATAGCATTAGTTACTGATGCATTAAATTGGCAATATGAAGGTAATCCTTCTGACGATACATTAAGAGGAGTAGCTAATTACTTAACATTCCTTTGTGGTGCTTATGGATTAGAAGCACAATATGCAATATCAGGTACTACCGGAGGAGCTATAGTTCCTATAATGGGAGCTCCTAACCCAATAGAATTTGTAGTAGATGGAACGTCATACATCCCTAATGGAAGTTCAACTAAGATAGTATCATCCTTTATAGGATTTAATATGATATTTGCAAGAGGTGGAATTACTCAATCAACAATAGATACAGGCGGTTCTTACTTTACTTGGACAAAAAGTACAGGAGCATTTTTCTGTTATCCTCCAGCTTCAACTGGGGAATTATTCCAACTGTATCCAACTATTTAATTATATGAAAAGAATACTTTTATTATTTGTCTTCGCATTATTTTATAATTTTGCGTTTTCCCAATTTACAATAACTCAGAATATGGGATCGGCAGTAACGCTAGTCAACTCCAAAGGAGGATTTAAGGCTGATAGTGCGTTGATACTTCCTTCATTCCCTGATACAGCTTCTGCAAACCGTTCCCCGTTTATAAAATATTATGCCGGTAATACAATAAGAGTAGGAGATACTGTATATATTAGAAATTCTACAGCTACTAAATGGATTAATATAGGTAGTGGTGGAGGAGGAGGAGTTGGTAATGGGTATACTATAACATATCAATTAAGCGATTCATCATATAGATTAGTAAGACCTGATAATACTGCTGATACATTTTTATATACAGGTGGTGGGGGAAGTGGTGGAGGTGGGGGTAGTGGGGTTACTTCAGTTGCTACAGGATATGGCTTATCAGGGGGAACAATTACCACAACAGGAACAATAATAGTAGATAGTGCTACATTAAGTTTAAAATATTTAAGACTTGTAGATACATCTGCAATGCTTTCTAAGTATTTAAGAAAGACTGATACTACTGCAATGTTATCTCCATATTTAAGAAAAGTTGACACATCTTCGCTTTCAAATAGAATTAATTTAAAAGTTAATATTTCTGATACTTCTTTAATGTTGACTCCTTATTTAAGAAAAGTTGACACATCTTCGCTTTCAAATAGAATTAATTTAAAAGTTAATATTTCTGATACAAGTTCGATGTTAACTCCATATCTAAGAAAAGTTGATACATCTTCCCTATCAAATAGAATTAATCTAAAACTTAATATATCAGATACAGCATCAATGCTATCTCCTTATTCTAAATTAAAAAGTGTAGGAGTATCCATGCCATCTGCTTTTAGCGTAGCTAATTCTCCTTTAACAAACAATGGAACAATAGCAGTAAGTGGAGCAGGTACAGTATCTCAATATGTAAGAGGTGACGGTACATTGGCTAACTTCCCTAATTCAACAGGTGGTGGAGCATCAGTTAATTATTATCTTAATGGTAGTGTGTCTCAAGGTACATTTGGGGGAGATACATATTACCAAATGAGTAAAACACCAATACTTGGTGCAGGTACGAATTTTACAAGAACAAATGGAGCAGGCGATGGTTACATAGCATCATTTATTACTGATGCTAATGATCCTAGTCAATTAAATATACCCGGTGGTAATTGGAATTTAGAGTTTTATTTCCAATCAAGTGCATCTGGAGGAAGTTCACAATTTTATGGTGAGATTTATAAAGTAAGTGCTACAAATGTATTCACTCTTATTGCAAGTGGTTCAGCAAATCCTGAAGGTATTACAAATGGAACAACAGTTGACCAATATTTTACAAGCATATCAGTACCATCTACAACATTACTTATTACAGATAGATTAGCAATTCGTATTTATATAATAACAGGTGGTAGAACGATTACATTACATACTGAAAATAGTAATTTATGTGAAGTTTTAACAACATTTACAACAGGACTTACAGCCTTAAATGGGCTTACTGCACAAATACAAAATTTTGCTACAGGCACAAGTGGAAGCGATTTCAATATTTCATCTACAACTGCTACTCATACATTTAATTTACCTACTGCATCTGCTACAAATAGAGGTGCTTTATCTTCAGCAAATTGGAATACATTTAATGGTAAAATTGGTGCAGGGGATACAGCTACAATGCTTACTCCGTATTTAAGAAAAATAGATACGGCTTCCCTTTCTTCAAGAATAAATTTGAAAGTAAATATTTCGGATACTTCATCAATGCTTACTCCATATTTAAGAAAAGTAGATACGGCTTCTTTGTCTTCAAGAATAAATTTGAAAGTAAATATTTCTGATACTTCTTCAATGCTTACTCCATATTTAAGAAAAGTAGATACTGCTTCCCTGTCAAATAGAATTAATTTAAAAGTAAACATTTCAGATACTGCAACTATGCTAACACCTTATTCAAGAAAGTTTGCAGCTGCTTATACTATGAATGCTAATAATACAAATGCAGCAGCAAGTCAGGCAACACAAACGTTTAGAGATTCAGCTTTTAAGGCTTACACAGGTACAATAACATGGACAGCTGGAGTTGCTCCATCAGGGACTGCTAATAATACTTATCATTGGTCGCAGATAGGTAAATTAGTTACATTAAGAATGAACTTCTCTTATTCAGTATCAGGAACAACGGTAACCGCTGCTTCATGTACATTACCTTCCGATTGTCCAATCCCTGAATTACCAACTGGATTTACTGGAGCTTCAGCTGTAATAGCAGTTGGTTCAGGTACATTTGCAACTTCCGCAACATCACTATCTGTTATAACTACTCCTGTTGGAACTTGTTGGATAAGAGCAAATGCTGCTAATAATGGCTACGAAATTGTAATTTCAAGGGCAAGTAGTTCAGCTGCTGCTGCATATGTAACCATTCAATATTTCGCACAATAATAATTTATGAAACACATTAGACAGAAAAATATAGCAGGAACAACATATACAGTAGTAATTACTGAAGGTTGGGATAAGCCACTAGAGGAGCATCCTACAATAGTAGAACATCCTGAAGTTTTTGAAGTGGTTGACTGCGATATTCCTACCGAAAATTTACAATACTTAAATTATAATTCATAAGACATGAAAAAAATATTTTTATTATTACTTTTATTTGTCTCTTTGCTTTCACAGGCTCAGAATAAGTATTTGATTAAGATAAGTGGATCTGGAGGAACTTCTACTTTCCAAAATAATATAATAATGAATGCCACAACTAGCAATAGATTGGGGTATTGGGTTAATGGAGATACTATTCCGGTAGCAGGATTAGGATTGGATGCTGCTTTCCAAGTAATAACTCAGAAGGCTGTACCTCCTACATATGTGCCTCCTACTGCAACTATTAGTTCTTCCCCATCATCGGGAACATATGAAATAGGTACTAATTTAGGAACTATAACATTCTCTAGTACTTTTACTCAAAATAATGGTGGAGCTTTAAAGCCTCCTCCAAATGGAACAATTTACTACAAAGGAGCAGTTGCATTAGCAAGTAATACAGATATAGTATCATCTTTAACATCTAGCTTGTCTTATAGAGTTAAAAAATCTTATGATACGGGAGCATGTATAGCAAATAATTTAGGGGTTATAGATTGTACCGGAAGAATCGTAGCTGGCTCTGTATATAGTTCTTATATCACATTTTCCCCCTTGTCAAAAAGATATTGGGGATATACTAGCAACGCTTCTGCTAATAATTCGGATTTGATTGCATCTTTAGGAGGAGGACAAGAATTTGCAACTTCTAAAGATAAATATGATTTTAGTGTAGTAGTATCAGGCACTAATAAACATATATTCTATGCCTACCCAGCTAGCTTTGATACATTGACAACAATTTATATAGGAGGTATAGAAAGTATAAGGACTTTTGATAGAAAAATAATGAGTTTTACGAATGCTCAAGGATATCCTTTAAATTATTATGTTTATACATCTCAAAACGAATTTAATAACGTAACAGCACAATTCACAAGTGTAAATTAAAAATATGAAACGAATATTATTAGCATTATTTATTTTAATAGCCACATCTTCCCTAGCTCAAGTAACAGTAGTTGGATATGTATCTACATTAGGTGTAGCTAATTACCCTACTCATATAGATTCAATGGGTAAAGGAGGTTATGTAGTGGTTAGGGATACTACCCAGAGGAATGCTATTACTTGCCTAAGAAGAAAATATGGTATGGCTGCTTATGTTCAATCGCTACAAAAATTATATATTTTAAAAGATAGTAATTGTGCAAATACTTGGGTAGAATTTACTGCAGGAAGTGGTGGAGTGTCTAAAATTACAGCAGGTACAAATATTACAATATCTCCTATTGGAGGAACAGGAGATGTGACTATTAATGCAGAGGGAGGAGGATTTAGTCAAGGATTACAAAGTGTAATAGATGTTAATGATTCACTTAATGTATATGGGTTTCATTTTAGAACACCAATTCACAATCCTTATGCAGTAAGTATAATTACAAATCCTTCTGCTACATATGCCCCAAATCTTATTATGCCAGCAACAAGTGGTACAATAGCTTTAGAAGGTAATCAAAATAGGGCTTTAACCTATATTGTAAATTTAACAACAACAACAGGGACTTCCCAAGTAAAGGGAAATTCATATTCTTTAATTGAACAAGGAAGTGATACCGGAAACCCAGCAGATTATGGTTTCTTAGAGTTTGAAAACCCAACTCCCTACGATGGTCAACGGATAACTATTGTAAATAGGGATACGGCTTATCAGCATCCTGCTTACATATTGCAATCTGGTTATGTTCCTGTTTTAGAGGGAACTAATGAGCCAGTTACTTGTATACCTTATGGTCTGACATATGAGTTTGTTAGCGTAAATGGGACTTGGCATGCTACAGCTTCAAAACAAAGAGAAACAAGGTATAACTTAGTCCCTAATCTATATTACGATTATCCATCTGAACACTACCCTTTAAATAGTTGTAATGCCATATATCAATTTTTAGGATTTACTTGGAAAGATTACGTTGCTCGCCCTATAGGAACTATTGACTTCCCCCCTGCATATTATCTTAGTTACCCTGATGAAGATACAATACCAATAAATGATGGTCAAAGAATAACTATAATAAATGACCAATATTTTAATCCAATAAGAATAGGCTTAAATAAACCAAGTAAGCAATTTGCTGGTGGGTTCTATTATGATACTGTAGGCACAATACCTCCACAAACAATATATGAATTTGTCTCAGTTGGGGGAAAATGGAGATTAGTAACTCCTATAGCACAACCAGTTGATGAAAACGGTAGTCCAAATAGCTTTATAGCAGATTTCTATCCAAAAACATATGGAATATATCCACTTCATAATATAAGTCGTGCTTTTTTACCCGATTCTAAAGCTCATAATGGGGAATCTATTACATTTGTGAATATATCTTCAGGCACAGGGGCAGACACTACTACAATGGAAATAGCAACTTTAAGCGATTATATAATTAACCCTAATTATCCAGCAGGAGGAGGAGTTTGTCTTCTTCCTCCTTTGGCTAGTATTACTTTGGTTGCTATATCGGGGTCTTGGGCAGTAACTTCTTTTTATATTAAACCATAAAAAAACTTTAATTGATTTAAAATAAAAATATTAAATTGCGTATGTTATTATTATTTAAAAGTAAAAATGAGATAAAAAAAATGAATACTCCAACAGAAACAGGAAATGTTTATTTATCAATGTTAAGTGCTTTTTGTGCGATATTATCATTGTCAGCCATACAGCCAATTTTAACATTCATTGCATCAATCGTGGGTATTTGCTCAGGATTATATGTGATGCTTAAAGCAAGTGGGAAATCAAAACGCAAGTAATATGAAATCAGGATTTTTAAGTTTAGACACAAAGGATTTTATTAAGGGTTTGTTATTATCAGTTTTTACATCTGTTATATCAATAGTATATACGTCTGTACAAATGGGTAATTTAGTTTTTGATACGAAAACTATTGCGACAACAGCCTTGACAACAGCATTAGGATATATCATGAAGAATTTGCTTACAAATTCAGATGATAAATTCCTTAAGCCAGAGGGAAAATAATCCCAAAAAAAAGAAGAGTCCGTAGAAACGGACTCCGATGTTTAATATGAAAAAACTATCTACTTCGCAAATGTAAATATTTATGAAGTATCTTCCAATTATTTTTTCAATTATTTTTTTGTCTTGTTCCCCCGAAAAGCAATTAAATAAGCTACAAATTAAACATCCAGAGGTTGTAAGTAAGAAGACTTCTGAATGGTATCCATGTGTAGTTACTAAGATAACTTCAGACTCCTCTCAATATAAAGATTTTATGATTAAGATAGATTCTCTTAATCGTATAGATACATGCTACTTAACAGATACATTAGTATCTAAGGATACAATAATAAAGACATACAAAAAGCTATTGATTAAATATAGGGAAGTAGTGAGACATCTTCCCTCCATACATGATACCGTAAGAGTACTGGATAAAGCAGATCTAACAGCAAAAGAATACGAACTTAAGCAGATGGCAGCAAAGTCAGATGACTACAATAAGAAGTATACTCGTAGCTTATTTTACATGGGTATTCTTTGGTTGGTAATAGTTTGTTTATTATTATACGCATATATTAAAAAATAATGTTTAATACTCAACATTTATGGGTCACAATAACTGGTGTAGTAATGGGCATGTGCTTCATTGCATCTAGTGTTTATTACGTCAACAAGTTATTTGCTAACCACACTAAAGACTTACTAGTTAGATTTATTCTATTAGTATTTGCTGCATTAGTGGGGGTATTTGTGGTAGATAAAGTAATAGCGTTTGGAATGCCATTATTATCTGACAATCAAAATGAACAATTATTTGATTTAATAAAAACCTTGACACTTATGATTTTTAGTTATTATTTTGGAAGTCAGAAAGGGGCAGGACAAAACAACGAAAATGAAAATAGGTAAAAAAGGAATCGAGTTAATTAAAAAATGGGAAGGTTGTAAATTAGATAGCTACAAATGCAGTGCAGGACACGATACAATCGGGTTTGGAAATACCTTTTATGAAGATGGTAAAAAAGTAAAGGCAGGGGATAAGATTACTAAACAAAGGGCAGAGGAATTGCTTGCTAATTTGCTTCCTAAATTTGAAGCTATAGTTAACAAGAAGGTACTAGTTCCCCTTACGCAAAATCAATTTGATGCATTAGTATCATACACTTGGAATACAGGAGGCTCAACAACTCTGTTTAATTTGATAAACCAAAAATCATCCGATGCTACTATTCGTGAATGGTTTGAAACAAAGTACACTACTGCCGGAGGAAAACAAGTTCAGGGATTAGTAAACAGAAGGAAAGATGAAGCAAATCTATACTTTACCATATGAGTTTAAAACAGGTCAGAACAAACAGAAAGCGTTTATTTTTTGACATTGAGGTATCTGCAAATATTGGCTTGTTCTGGCAATCAGGATTCAAGTTGAATATTAGCCCTGATTCAATCATTAAAGAGAGAGCTATCATTTGTATATGTTACAAGTGGGAAGATGATAAGGAAGTTAAGTATCTTACTTGGGATTCCAAGCAGTGCGATAAGAAGCTATTAGAGAGGTTTGTAAAGGTCGCAAACTCCTGTGACGAGCTGATTGGTCACAACGGAGACCGTTTTGACTTATCTTGGATAAGGACACGATGCTTATATCATCGGATACCAATGTTCCCAAAATATGTCACCATCGATACATTAAAAATAAGCAGATCGAAATTCAAATTCAATAGCAATAAGTTGGATTATATTGCAAAGTTTCTTGGGGTAGGGCAGAAGATGAAGACAGACTATGGTATGTGGAAGGATATCATGCTCAATAAGTGTAAAGTGTCGATGTCAAAAATGGTAAAGTACTGCAAGATGGATGTGATTGTTCTTGAAAAAGTGTTTAAAGAATTGTCAAATCATATAGAGGCTAAGACACATTATGGTGTTACCTTTGGTGCTGATAGGGGAAGTTGTCCGGAATGTGGTAGCGATGAACTAATGATATCTAAAAGAAGAACAAGTGCAACTGGGGTTAAGAAGATTCAGTATAAGTGCAATACTTGTTACAAGATGCATACTAAGACGGATAAGTAAATTATAAAGACCCGTAGAAACGGGTCTCGCAATTTATTATTCCATCCTATGAAAAACCGAAACAAATATAAGTTAAATATATGAAAGAAAAAATTGAAATTTTATTGTCAGAACTTCCCACTACAGAAAAGATTAATATATTGGAATCTCTTTGTAAGAAATACAGGAGAGAAAATAGTGCTAGAATAAACGCTAAGCAGATGGGGAGAAGAGTGGATGATGATAGACCAGACCTTCAAACATTAAAAGCAATATGAAGAAGAGTAAAAAGCTAAAGCTGTCCACTTACAATTGCAATCTGATAATTATTATTACTGATAATTTGAAGGGGGAAGT